ATGACGACAGCCTCGAACCCCTTCCGGCGCTTGCTCCGGTCGTGGGAACTGTCCCTGCGGTCCAACAATCACAGCCCTGAAACCATCCGTGCGTATATCCGATCGGCCACACTCTTCACCGACTATCTCACCCAACCGGCCCCGCCCCCGGCCGACAGCGGGATCGATCCGGTCGAGCCCGTCGACGACGTCCTCGACATCAGCCGCGCTCACGTGCGCGCGTTCACTGTGCATGAGGTAGAACGCACCTCTGCTAGTTCCGCCCGTTCCCGATTTCTCGGCGTGCAGGCGTGGCTCAAGTGGCTCGTTGCCGAGGAAGAGATAGACAGCTCGCCTGCGAACGGCCTGTCGGCGCCGAAGACCGAGGCCCCCGAGGTCCCGATCTTGTCAACCGACGACCTCACGAAGCTACTCAAGGTCGTGACTGGCCGCGGGTGGCCCGAGCTGCGCGACAAGGCGATCATCATGCTTTGGCTCGACTCGGGAGTGCGGCTGTCCGAGGTCACGAACCGCACCGTCGACGACGTCGACCTCGACATGCAGGTGCTGCACGTGATGGGCAAGGGCAAGCGCGCCCGCGCCGTCCCGTTCGGCGTGAAGACCGCGCAGGCCCTCGACCGGTACCTGCGAGCACGCTCGAAGCGGCCCGAGGCGAAGACGTACGACGCGCTGTGGCTCGGAGTGAAGACGAAGAACCCGCTCACGACGTCGGGGGCGGGCAAGCTGCTCGCTCGCCGGTCGGAAGAGGCCGGGATCGGCCGCGTCCACCCCCACCAGTTCCGGCACACCTTCGCGCACATGTGGCTATCCGACGGCGGCAACGAGACCGACCTCATGCGTATCACGGGGTGGAAGAGCCGCAGCATGCTCGACCGCTACGCGGCATCGGCCGGCGCCGAGCGGGCCCGCAAGGCGCATCGTGCGCTCTCACCCGGCGACCGGCTGTAGGCGGGGCTCAGGGCTCGGCGGCGTACCGCACGTGCATGCCGCCGAGCGGCCGTTGCAGGCCGAGGGCGGTCAAGAGCAGGGCCTCGGCCTCGGTGATCTGCGCGGGGTCGTAGGCCATGCGTATTCGCTGACCCCCGTCCCGGTAGAGGACTGGTCGCCCATGGTCGAGTTCCGCTCGCTCGACGACGACATGTGTCACAAGTCCCCCTGTCCCACCTGATCAAGACCGCACGTTCCGCACAGGTGTTCGATGCACGCGAGGCAGGGCTCACTCTACGACCATCCGGCATATGCACCTAGTAGTCACACGAGAAAACACCTGACACAGGGTTCGCTTGTGAAGATCTGGCGAAAGTGGAGACAAAAGGGGACGGTCAGGCTTGCTCGGCCGAGTCCTCGTCGGCCCACCGCTGCGCGACGGCCCGCGCCTTCGGGGTGTCGTCGTCACCCTCGGCGCCGAGCATCTTCACGAGGCGCACCTGCGGGTCGCCTTCGAGTTCGACGTCGTCGTACCCGATCAGTTGGAAGTGCGCGGCAACGCCGACGACGTCGCGCGGGATGCCGAGGCCGGCCGCGATGGCCGAGACGAGTTCGGGGGTGACCTTGTAGCTCTCCCCGGCGACGATCTTGCCTACGAGTCCGTTGCTCGGGCGGTACTGCGTGTCGGGATCGAAGGCCCGCCGAACGAACTCGGCTACCGAGAGCCGGTCGCTACCGCGGTGCGTCCCGACGTGCTGCTGTACGAGCTCCGTCAACGCGTCGCGCCGCTGGGCCATATTCAATCTCTCTCTGTCGTGTCCACGGTCCCCCGCCCGTCGGGCGGTGAAAGTGCCTGGTCACGCGGTCCTGCATACTCCTGACGCCTAGCATTGTCCACGAATGCGGATGCGGGCGATACGCCTACCCGTCTCATGGTGAAATCTTTCCGATTTGCGCGCCCCCGGGGTGTTGGACAGCGCGCCGCCGCTGTGCTTACCTGTCCGCATCCATGGATGTGGATGGAGGGACGTTGCACATGCGCCGCCTGCGCCTCACCGATCCGGAACTGCTGCGGCTGCTCATGCGCTGGTCACGGGGCGGCCCGCTGTCGGTCCGGGCCGTGGCCGGCGCGGCGGCGGTGTCGAAGAGCAAGATTCACGACTTGGTCACCGGCACCCGCTGCACGACCGTCACGCCGGAGGTCGCCGACCGCATCGCGCAGGCGGTGCACGTCGACCGCGACTCTCTTTTTTTGCCCGCGTCATCCACGTCCATGGATGCGGATGATCGTCGATAGGGAGCTGCCGACATGGACACGAACGACCGGTCGCTGCGTATGCGACTCGCCTCGTACAGGTCATGGGGGAACACCGCGGACCGCTCGGCCCGCACCGCCCCCGCCCGCAGGGCTGCCGACGCCCGGTTTCTCGACCAGGCCCGCGAGCTGCACCCGGGCGCGAGCGAGGCGCAGCTCGAACAGGCCGCCGAGATGCTCCGCAAGGCGCACTTCACCGAGCTCGCGCGGCGCTCGGCCGCCTCGCGCCGCATCCGCAGCGCGGAGAACGCGAAGGAACGGCAGCGCCGGATCGAGCAGCAGCTCGCCGCCGCGCCCCGCGAGGACGACGCAGCCGCCGCATGACAGCGGGGCCGCTTCGGACCGGCATCCGAACGCGACCCCTGCGGCTCACCCCTCACCCCATGGTCAGAAAGCGAGGCGATCGCCGTGATCGCACAGCCTACCGAGCGCCCGGCCGCCGGAGTGGCGCAGACGAACGACAACCGCGTCGCCGTCGAGGCGCTGCTCGGGTACCTCCCGCTGCCCGCCCCGCCGCTCGTCGCGCGGCCCGACGCCGTGCACATCACCGTGACCGACGTCGACGACCTGAGTGCGTGGGTGTACGCCCTCGGCGGCGAGGTGCATCGCGGACCGGCCGCGGACGGCGCGGCGTTGTGGACGCTGCGCACCGCGACACCGGTACGGGCGGACGGCTCGACCGTCGCGATCCTCGTGCACCCCGCGGTCGTCGACGGCGATCTCGTCCTCGTCGAGGTCCGGCGGGCGGTGGCGAATGTCTGACGCAGCCATGCCCGTTGACGGGCCGTTCCGTATCTACGTCGAGGCGATCCCCGCCGGTGCGGTGCTCGACGTCGAGGCGTTCGTCGAGCACGTCGTGCACGACGTCGTCGAGCTGCTGCTCGGCGACACGTACGGCGAGAGGTTCGACGCGCTGATCGACGCGCAGCCGGTCGACCGGTACATCGTGCAGCGGCCCGGCGACCTGCCGTTCGAGTCCCTCGTCGCCGGGCTGACGGCCGCGGTCGACACGAAGATGCCGGTCTACGGCGCGCAGGTGAAACGCCTCGGCGATCGGCTGCGAGCCATCGCGGCGCCGAAGGCCGTTCCCGCGCAGCGCACCGAGGGCGGTGCGGCCGCGTGACCGCGCTCGACGACGCCCGTCGCACGGCGGGTGAGCTGCTGCTCAGGACGACCGGCAGCGAACGGCCCGAGTGGCGCGCGACGTTCCTCGGCATCGCGGAAGAACCGAACGCCATCGGCCCCGTGTGCACCGACGAGGACCACGTCGACTCGGAAGACCCCTCGGCCTTCGGCTGCTGCCCCGAGCCGCTCGTCGAGGTCGACCCGCCGCTCGTCGACTACCTCGTCGCGCTGCTCAACGCCGACCGCGAAGGCGGCGCCCGGTGACCGATCCCAGGAACGCCGTCGCGACCGACCGCGGCCGCTACTACTCCGACCCCGCCGGGGGCCCCGCCTTGATCAGCGTCACGAACGCCGCCGGCAGCAGCGTGCACAAGCCCGCGCTTGTGCCGTGGGGCGCCGGGCTCGTCGCCGACCACGTGATCGCGAGCCCGATCGAGGTCGCCCGCCGTGCCCGTACCGAGCCGAGCGCGCTGCGCCGCGAACTCGTCGCGCTGCCGAACAACAACCGGGAACGGGCTGCCGACTTGGGATCGCGAGTGCACCACCGTGCGCACGCGATCGTCATCGGCGCCCCGTACCCGGCCGACCCCGAAGTCGAGCCGTACGCGGTGCAGCTCGCGAAGTGGTTCCGCCTGTGGCGCGTCGACTTCGAGCACGACGTCGAGGCCGTCGAGACGACCGTTCTCAACCGCCGTCACGGCTACGCCGGTACGGGCGATCTGTGGCTGTGGCTGCCGACCGGTCCGGGCGGGCGCCGCGAGCTGTGGCTGATCGACTACAAGACGAGCGCGAAGAAACCCGCGACGACGGTCTACGCCGAGCAGCCGTATCAACTCGCCGCGTACCGGTGGGCCGAGGTCGCGCTGCTCGCGGACGACTCCGAGGTGCCCGCGCCGCGGCCGCGCCGTACGGCCGTGCTCAACCTGCGGCCGCGCTCGCACCGGCTGATCGAACTTCCCTCCGACCGCGCGGTGTTCCGCGCGTTCCTCGGCGCGCTGCGCAGTGCCCGCCACCTGCACGAAGCGCCCGCCGAATACCCCTCGATCCTGCCGCCGTGGGCGCCGGGGTCTGCTGCACGAAAGGCGGCGTGACCCGTGGGTTCCCGCATCATGACCATGAAGCGGCAGGCGGCCGAGCTCGGCCGTATCCGCACCGGCTACAGCCGACCGAACTCGGACCCGAAGAAGCGGCCGATCCCGGTCAAGAGCAAGACGTTCGTACTGTCCTCGCACAGCCGCGACTACGTCGCCGCGGCGGCCGAGCTGTACGGCGGCCGCGTCGAGGAGTGGACGCCGCAGAACCAATCCGTCGCGCAGTACCGGGTGATCACCGAGGCGAGCGAGCTGCGGGCGATCCTGCCGCAGGGCGACCCGCTGTCGCAGTCGTACGAGATGTGGTCGGGCGGTGGCTGCGCCCGGCGCTGCGACGGCGAGACCGAGCAGCTCACCCGGCGCCCGTGCCTGTGCCTGGCGCAGTACGGCGACGAGTGGCACCTGCGGTCGGCGCGCGAGGTGTGCAAGCCGACGTCGCGTATCAACGTGATGTTGCCCGACCTTCCCGACCTCGGCGTGTGGCGACTTGAGAGCAAGTCGTATTACGCGGCCGACGCCATGGCGGGCGGGATCGACACCGTGCTCGCCGCGACCGAGGGCCGGTCGATGATGCCGGTCCGCATGTGGATCGAGCAGCGCACGCGGGTCGCGGACGGGCAGACGAAGAACTTCCCGGTCGTCATGGTCGTGCCGTCGCTGCCGAAGCTGCGGCACGCGCTCAACGGGCCGATCTCGACGGCGGCCGCGCTCGACCCGAGCAGCCTCGACCGCCCGGCGATCGCCGCGGCCCCGGCCGAGCTGCCCGACTACCTCGCCGACGCCCGCGGCTGCTCGACGGCCGACGAGGTGCGCGGGGTGTGGCGCCGGGCGAACGAGGCGGGGCACGTCGCCCGCGACGGGTCCGACGAGCTGTCGCAGCAGCTCATGCAGATCGCCCGCGACGTCGAGGCCGGGATCGACCCGCGTACCGGAGTCGTCGAGGACGACCAGGACGAGGCCGAGCTCGACGACGACTGCGCGGTCGAGGCCGAGATCGTCGAGGACGCCGAGCCGCCTACCGCGTGGCCGGCAGTCGCGCAGCCCGGCGGGGGTGCCCGGTGACCCCCTGGCACATGGGCAGGCTGTGCGCCTTCGACCTTGAGACGACCGGCACGGACGTCGAGGCCGACCGCATTGTGACCGCCGCCGTGATCGGGCTCGGCGGTGGCGCCGACACCGAGCCGTCGTCGTGGCTCGCCGACCCCGGCGTCGAGATTCCCGACGGCGCCGCGGCCGTGCACGGCATCACGACCGAGCACGCCCGCGCGAAGGGCCGCCCGGCCGTCGAGGTCGTTGACGAGGTCGCGGCCGCCGTCGCGGGCTACCTCGGCACGGGTGTGCCGGTCGTCGGGCACAACGTGCCGTACGACCTCACGCTGCTCGACCGCGAGTGCCGCCGGTACGAACTGCCCCCGCTGCTCGACCGGTTCGTCGACGACGTGTTGTGGCCGGTGATCGATACCCGCGTGCTCGACACGCACGCGCTGCCGTACCGCAAGCGCCCCTCGGAGACACAGGGCGCCCGGCAGCTCGTCACCCTCGCGCAGGTCTACGGGCTGCCGTGGGCCGAGGACGACGCGCACGGCTGCGAGTACGACGCGATGCAGGCCGCGCGGATCGCGTACCGGATCGGATGGCTCGCCCACACCGACCGCGAGCAGTGGCCCGAGCCGATCCGCACCGCCCGCCGCCCGCGGTTCCACGCGTTCGCCGACCTCGGCCTCGAAGAGCTGCATCACCTGCAAATCCGGCTCGCCGCCGAGCAAGCCGAGGGGCTCGAAAAGCACTTCCGCAAGACCAGCCCCGAGGCGGAGGTCGACCGCTCGTGGCCGCTGCGCCCGTGGGCCGAGATCACCGAGGGGGCACCGGCATGACGCACCGCATCAGGCTCGTTGACTTCGACGAGCAGCCGCTCGTCGTCCTGGTCGACGAGGACGGCGTCGCCGAGGTCTACGGCGACGGCATGTGCAAGCTGCGGGCGGCCGCGATCCTGCGGTTCGTCGCGGCGCAGCTCGCCGCCGAGCACCCGGCCGGCGCGTGCCTGCCGCAGCCGGAACCGCAACACGACCGCCCCGTCGAGCCGTTGATCAGCCACGCGGGCACCCTCGACCGCGAGCGGCGGCTGTGGACGGACGGGACCGGCCACGCGTGGGACCTCTCCCTTGCGTGGGCCGACGTGCACGAGCGGGCGTGGCGGTGGCACGGCAGCCTCGACCGGCAGGGCACACCGATCATGCGCAGCAGCGACGGGTCGGCGTCCGAGCCGCTCGACGTCGTGCGCGCCGTGTGGGGCCCGCTCGCCCCGGTGATCGGGGGCGACGCATGACGGCCGCCCTCGGGCTCGTCGCGCCCGGCACCGTGTCACCGCTCGTCGACCCGGTCCTCGCTCCGGCGGGGCTGCGGGTGATCGGCCTCGATCTGTCGATCACGTCGACCGGCGTGTGCCTGCCCGACGGCACGACGTACCGGATCAAGACGCAGGCCCGCGAGGGCGACCGGCGGCTGCTCCACATCCGCGACAGCGTCGCCGACGACCTCGCCGAGCACCGGCCGCACCTCGCGGTGATCGAGGATCTGCCGACCAAGATGCAGGCGACCGCGGTCAAGGGCATCGGCGGCGTGCACGGCGTCGTGAAAGCGGCGCTGCTCGACGCGGGCGTGCCGTACGCGCTGCTCGCCCCCGCGACGCTCAAGAAGTACGCGGCCGATCACGGCAACGCCGACAAGGCCCGCATGGCTGCGGCCGCGTACCTCGCGGCCGGTGTCGAGTTCGCCGACGACAAGGGCGGCGACCAGTGCGACGCCTGGTGGCTGCGCGCTGCCGGTCACGACGCCTGCGGGGCCCCGCTGTTCGACATGCCGACGGCGCAGCGTGACCGGCTGTCGGTGGTCGAATGGCCGGTCGGCCTGCGGCAGCGGCACGTCTCGGGGGCCGCCGCATGACGCTGCGCATCGGTTCTCTGTGCTCGGGATACGGCGGGCTCGACATTGCCGTCGGCGAGGTGCTCGGCGCCTCGGTGGCGTGGCACTGCCAGTACGACCCGGACGACCGCCACCAGTACGCGGCCGCGATCCTCGCGCACCACTGGCCCGAGGTCCCCAACCACGGCGACATAACGGCCGTCGACTGGTCACAGGCCGAGCCGGTCGACGTTCTGACGGCGGGGTTCCCCTGCCAAGACCTCTCCCTCGCCGGCAAGCGCGCCGGGATCGCCGAGGGCACCCGCTCGGGGCTGTGGCTGCACGTCGCCCGAGCTATCGAAGTCCTGCGACCCCGCTTGGTGGTGATCGAAAATGTCCGCGGAATCCTCTCGCAGAACGCTGATCGCGGAGTGGAACCCCGGTCTGAGGATCTGGACCGTACCGGCGGCTCAGCCCTCGTTCTTCGAGCTCTTGGCGCCGTACTCGGCGACCTGGCCGGCCTCGGGTTCGATGCGGAATGGGCAGGCGTACGGGCTGCGGAGATCCTCGCTCCGCATGACCGGTTCCGCGAGTTCATCCTCGCGTTCCCTCGGGATGCTGCTGCCGACCCCGACGACGAAGGAGGGGAACGGGCCCGGCCGGTTGGACGGGAACCGCAACGACACGTTGCGGGCCCGGATCGCCGCGTTGCCGACGCCGCGAGCGCGCGACTGGAAGGGCGACGGGTTCGAGGACGGGCTGCCGAACGTGGTGAAGCTGCTCAAGACTCCGACCTCGAACCTCGCGGTGAACGGGGGCACGCAGCACCCGGACAAGAGGAAGCAGGGCGGGCACGGCCCGACGCTCGCGGACGAGGTCGAGAAGGGCATGCCGCTGCTGCCGACGCCGAAGGCGACGGACGGCTCGAAGGGCGGACCGAACCAGCGGGGCAGCTCGGGCGATCTGACACTGCCGAGCGCGGCCGTGCGGCTCATGCCGACGCCGACGGCCGGGGACGCGACGGACACGGCGAACTTCCGGACGGACGGGACGCCGTACGGGGACGGGTACGGGCAAACGCTCACGGACGCGGCGCGGCTGCTGCCGACGCCGACAGCGACGGCGTACGGCTCGAACCAGTCGGAGAGCGAAGGGGCGGCGGTGCGCCCGTCGTTGACCTCGCTCGCCCCGACGCTGCTGCCGACGCCGGTCGCGGCCGACGCGGACCGGTCGACGTCCACCTACACACGTGGCAACCCGACGTTGCGTGGGGCGACTTCGAGCGGGCGGTCAGGCGGTGGGAAGCGGCGTGCGGAAGCCACGCCCCCCGGCCAACTGACGATAGAGGTCGCCTGGATCCGCTGTTCGTCGAGTGGATGATGGGTGTCCCCCGCGGCCATGTGACCGGCGTGCCCGCGCCTGCGGGCATGACCTCCGCAGGGCTGCGGAACGCGCGGCTCAAAGCCCTCGGCAACGGCGTCGTTCCGCCGCAGGCGGCCGCCGCCCTGCGCCATCTGCTCACGCGCATGCCCGAGCGGGCACTGCGCCGACTGCTCGGCCGCGCCGCATGACCGGCGTCGGCCCGACGATCTGCGGCCCGAACCCCGGATACGGGCTGCGAGTGCGCCTCGACCACGCGAAGGCGAAGGGCCTCGCCTCGGCCGACTTCGCGTGCCCCTGCCGCCGACCGGCCGAGGACGCGGTCGGTTACGAGGCGGTCGAGGCCCTCGTGATCCGGGCCGAGCGGCACATGCGCGACGAGTGCCCCGATCCCCAGGTGCGGAAGGCGGCCGCGCTGCGGTCCGCCCGCCGCAAGCAGCACGCCAGCAAGTGAAGGACGTGACACCCATGCCGAAGATCGACAACGACACCGAGGTCGAGGTGAAGCTCGACAGCGGGGCCGCCTTCCTGCACGCCGCCCTCACCGCCGATCAGCGGCGCGGGCTCTTCGAGCGGCCCGGCACGAGCGTGTTCGCGATCGTGCAACTGCGCAGCACCTCGTACACCGGCCACGCCGAAGGCGAGGACAAAGACCCGCAAGTGAAGCTGCGGGTCACCCTCGCCGAGGTCGCGCAGGACGACCGGCAGGCACACCTCGTCGCCGAGGTCATGCGCGCCATGATGCGCCGCCGGAAGATGAACGACACCCTCGACGAACTCGGGCCCGGCGCGCACGACGCCGAGCACGCGGTCGCCGAGGCGCTCGACGCGCACCCGACCGAGTCGGACTATCAGGCGCACCTCGACCGCAAGCGGCACGGCAGCCGGATCGAGCAGCACGGATGACCCGGCCACCCCGCCGCAACGGCGACGCGCGGCGCGTGCGCTGCCGCTGCGGCCAAACGGTTCTGCGGCAGCTCGTCGGCCACCGGGCGGCGCTCGACGTCACCGCGGACGCCCGCGAGTTGACCGCGGCCGAGGCCGCCGCCCTGGTCGAGCCGAACCGGCTCGCGTGGTGCCTGCGCACCGTCGCCGGCGGGCCCGACCTGCGGTGGCTCGGCGGCAGGCACCCGCCCGACTGCCCGCACCCGCACGTGATCGACCACCAGTGCGCGGCGCCCGCGGCCCCGCAGCCGCGCCCCCGCACGTCCCGTACACCCGCCCACGAGGGGCAGCTCACCCTCGACGCGTAGGAGCAAGTCCGATGCCCTGGTTCGTCATTGACGACAGCGCCCACACCCACCCGAAGGTGGTCGCCGCCGGTAACGCGGCGTTGGGGTTGTGGCTGCGCTGCGGCTCGTACGTGTCGCAGCACTTGACCGACGGCATCGTGCCCGGCGCGGTCGCGAAGATGTACGGCTCGAAGCCGCAGATCACGAAGCTCGTCGCCGCCGGGCTGTGGCACGAGCACGGGCACACCTGCCCGCGGCCCGACTGTCAGCAGCCGGCGCCGGGCGACTTCGTGATTCACGACTACCTCGAATACAACCCGTCGCGCGCGAAGGTGCAGGGCCGCAAGAGCCGCGAGGCGGAGAAGAAGCGGCGGCAGCGCGCGGGGCCCGGCGGCGACGGGGGCGGCACACCGCGGCCGCCCCGGCGGAACGAGGCCCCGAGGGACGGTGGCCCGCAGACCCCGCGGCCGATCCCCGCCGACTGGCAGCCGAGCGACGAGGACGTACGCGCCGCGCAGCTTGCGCGCGCCGACGCGGGCCGCGAGCAACTCACCGCGCAGCAACTCGTCGCCGTGACGCGGAAGTTCGTCCGTCGGCAGCTCGACGACCGCGTGTGCGCCGTGGCGTGGGGCGGCCGGTGGCAGCAGTGGGCCGAGAACGAACGCACCGACCCACCGCCGGGGGCGGGCGGCGGGGTCGTCGTGCCGTTCAACGCCGTGCAGCAGAGCAAGGGGCAGCAGCAGCGCGCGGGACTGGCGCGGCTGCTCGACCAGACCGGGGAGGTCTGAGGATGGACGCGAAAGACGTGATCAGGCTGCTCGGCGAGATCAGCCTCGTCGACGACCGGGTCGTGAAGACCGACGAGGCCGAGCAAGAGGCGCAAGTTCGGCTGTGGGCCGTCGCGTTGCGCGAGGTCCCGCTCGACTTCGCGGGCGAGGCGGTCGGCCGCCACTATGCCGAGTCGGCGTGGCCGGTGATGCAGAAGGACATCACCTCACGGTGGCGCGACACCGTCCGCGACCGTATGGCGAGGCATGTCGGCACGTTCGAGCCGAGCGCGCACCCGCAGCTCGACCCGGACGACTCCGCCGGGTACGTGCACGCGCTGCGCGCCGGGCGGTCCGCTGTCGTCACGGGCGCCGAGCAGCCCCGCGAGGTGCGAGAGCTCGTCGGCCGGATCGGGCGCGCGGTCGAGCCGGCCCCGGCGACCGAGGGCTACCTCGCGGCGAAAGCGGCGCTGTTCCCGAAGCGGGAGCGTCCGACCGGCCCGCCCGAACTCGCCGTGCGCTGCCGTACCTGCGGGGCCGATGCCAACCGCCGGTGCCGGACGCTGCAACGCGGCCGGGACATGACCGGCACGCACCCGGACCGCAAGACCGATTACGCGGCGGCGCAGCCCGAAGGGCAGGCGATCGCGTGAGCCCCGCCGAACAGCCGATCGCCGACGCGTGCGTCGCGGTCATCGCGGCCGCCATCGAGGACGCCGTCACCGACTACCCGCACGCCACTCCCGCGACGCAGGCCCGGCACGCAGTCCGGGCGCTCACGGCGCAGGGGTGGCAGATCACGGCCGGGCCGCAGCGCGCCGGCGCCGTTCCCGAAGGGATCGCCCGATGACCGAGATTCGCATCGTGCACGCCGACGAGCGGCTCGCGCCGCCCCGCCGGTTCGTACTGCGCCGCCGTGTCGACGTGTCCGGGATCAGCGGCGTCGGCGACGTTGCCGACGGCGTGCTGTGGCCGGACGGCACGGCGTCGATCCGGTGGCGCGGCGAGCACCCGAGCGTCGTGTTCTGGGACCGCGGCCGCGTCTCGGTCGAGGCGATCCACGGTCACCAGGGCGCGACCGAGATCGTGTTCGTCGACCAGGACGACGACGAGCAGCCGGTGCCCGCGGTCGCAGCCGCGCCGGTCGGCCCGTCCGCCGCGCCGCTCGTGCTCCGCCGCGTTCTCGATCACGCGCCGCGTAAGCCCGTGCCGTGCCCGAACTGCTCTCGCACCGCGCCGTGCCGCTGCGTCGCCGACCGCGGCGAGGCACGCGTCGACGCCGTGCTCGCCGCGCTCGCTCAGTGGCTCACGACCCGGGCCGGTGATGCCGCGTGACCGCCTTCGCGTTCGACCCCGACGACCTCGACGAGGCCGGCCTCGACGTGCTCGCCGACATGAGCGACGAAGACCTCGCCGAGCTGTTCGAGGACCCCGGCCCCGACGACCCGCTCGCCGGATACGCCCGGCCCGCGACCCGCGCCCCGTACGAGGTCGCTCCGTACGGCGCGGTCGACGACCTGCGCCCCCTGTGAACCGCACCAAGCACCCGCGAGGAACTCATGACCGCAGCAGCATCCGACCCGACCGGCGAGCAGCAGCTCGCCGACGCCGCACGCGTCGCGAAGGTCGCTCTCGACGAAGTCCGCATGTGGCGCCACCGGCAGCCGCATCACGACGCGCCCCGGTACGCCGAGCTCGACGCGATCCTCGACCGCGCCGCCGTCGGCCGAATCGAGGTGCACCTCGCGCAGCCCGAGCCGAGGTCGCTGCCCGAGGCGGTCGCGGCGCATCACGCCCTGATCGACCAGCGGCGCCGCATCATCGCCGACGCATACCGCGCGTGGGACCTCGTCGAGGCGCGCGTGATCCGCAGCATCGCCCGGTTCATGCCCGCGGGCGGACGAAAGGACGAGGCAGCATGAGCGACCACAGTATGCCCACGGCCGAAGAGCAGCCGTGCACGGGTGGCGCCGCGATCGACCACGACGAGACCGGCATCTGCGACCACGAGCCCGAGCAGCCGGCCGACGTGCCGGTCGGCGACGTCGAGTACACCGTCGAGGCCCGGTTGAAGGGCGACGGCCCGCTTCGCTCCCACTGGGTCCCGATGGCGTTCGCGCTGCGCACCCCGGCGGCGGCCCGTGAGGCGCTCGGCAAGACCCGCGCCGCGCTGCCGAACAACGAGTGCCGCGTGCTGCGTTGGACGGCGACCGCGGACGTCGTCGACCCGGCCGAACTCGACGCCGAGCGGCCCGTCGCCGTTCGCCCGCTCGCCGACAAGGCCGGCCGGTGAACGGCACGGTCGCCCTGGTCGTCCTCGGCGTCTGGCTCGTGTCATGCGTGCCGCTCGGCCGGTGGGCGTGCCGCCGCGACCCCGGCCCTTTCGCCGGTTCCCGACCTGCGGCGCCGCCGAGGCGCCGCTGAATACGACGCCGGGGCGCCCCCATGCCGGCCAGCAATCCGGGGCGCCCCATACGCGGTGCGATCACCCTACGCCCCGACGCACCACCAGGAGCGCACCCATGCAGCACACCGCCCGCCCCGCCCGAGTCGCCGCCGACGACCTGCGCGTCGTCCTCGACCACTGGCAGAACATGCGAGACCTGATCGACACCGCCACACCCCGCACCGGCGCCGAGTACCTGCGCGCCCTCGACGTGCACGACGCCGCCGAGGTCGCGCTCGACCGCACGCGACCGGCCGAGCGCGAGCACCTCGTGCTCGCCGAGCAGCCTGCCCCGCTGCGGCTGCACGTGGTCGACGCGTGCCGCGCGGTCGAGGCCGCGTTGTGCTCGCTCGCCGACGAGATCGCCGCCGAGGTACAGCGCTCCCCCATCGCGCCGCCGCGCCGCGCGGTCGCCGGAGACGAGACCGCGCTCGGTCTCGAACTGCTCGCCACACGCGACGCTGCCGACCGGCGGCGGTGGCGCTACAACCTGAGCGAGCAGCGCACCGCGCCGCGGGCCGCTGAGTGGCTGCTCGCCCGGCTGCATGACGAGGCCGGTCCGTTCCTGCCGCTCGATGAGGCGCAGCGAAGCCGCATCGGCCGCGTTGCCCGTGAGGCGGCGCGGCGCGTCGAGCGGACGGTCGGCATCGAGCGGCGCCGCGCGTACCCGATGGACGACCGGCCGTGCCCATGGTGCGGCGCCACGCTCACGATGCACCGCGGCGGCAGTGAGGCGGACACCGTGACCTGCGAGAACGGTTACGACTGCGGCGCCCCGGTGCCGGTCGTCGAGGGGCGCCGCACGTGGGCGGCGCCGCACGAACTCGTCGGCCTCGAAAAGGCCCTCGGCGAGGCCGAGCGACGCCGTCGTCGTCGGGACGCGAAGCGCGCCGAGCGGGCCCGCGCACGAGCGGCGGCATGACGTGCGGCCGCCGCTGTCTCCTCTCGGCCGGTGCACGGCGGCGGCCGGCGCTGAGCGGGCCGGCTACTTCCCCTTGGCGATCTGGTCGACGCGGGGGACCGATAGCCCGATGGCCGCGCCCACCTTCGCGAGCGTCATCGTCTCCCGCAGCGTGAGCACGTCGGTCCGCCGGGTCTCGGTGAGTTCCCGCTGCCACCGCTCCACCGCCTTGAGTAGCTCGGTGATCATCGCGGCGCGCTCCGCCGGTCCCGCCGAGTCATCGAGGGCGCGCTCGGCGGCGAGCTCGAAGAGGTCTGCGGGGCTCGGCCGGTCGCCGGTCGGGGGGCCCGGCGCTGCGCTCTCTGTGTTCTCCATGGGGCCAGATTCTAGGCCCCGCGAAAGATCGATTTATAGAGGGCTTGACGAGAGTATTTCTAGCCCCCTATAAATGAGGTGTCAGCACGACACCGCACCGGAAAGGAACGAGCAGCCATGCACTACGACGAGGTACAGCCCGACACCCGCGTCACCTGCCACTCGCGCGGCGAGATCAAGGGAACGGTGCTCAGCAAGCGCCCCGACGGCTTCGGCGAAGACCGCCCCGTCGTTCGCATCAAGTTCGACGGCGGCGGCGAGGGCTACAACTACCCCGAGCAGCTCGACCCGCTCGACGAGGTCGCGCCCGAGCCGAAGCTGTCCCGCTCGTACAAGGGCCGCTCGACCTTCTGGATCGGCGGCCACATGTACATGGTCTACAACTCGACGAACCTCGGTGACGTGCGCGGCTACTGGGCATGCATCCGCACCCCCGATGGCGGCGACGCTCACCCCAGCGACGCGCAGGTCGTGACGGGCGCCGCCACCCGCAAGGCCGCCTTCGAGACCGCCCTCGGCAAGTTGAAGGCGCGAAAGGTCGTCACGATCAAGCCTCGGCGGTACCGCGAGATCACCATGAGTCAGGAAGACCAAGACCTCTACGCCGAGCCCGAGCTGCGCGGCAGCGACCTCACGGGGTGGGTCGCCGCATGGCACACCGACGGGTTCCTGATCGTGTTCGAGGACGGGCGCGAGCGCGGCATGGTCTGGCCCGGAAAGCCCATCGAGGCGCGCGTGTACCGCGACGGCAAGTCGGTCGACCTCGACGGCTCGTGGCCGTACTTCGAGGCTGCCGTGCTCGCCGTCCGCGGGGCATGGCTGAACCGCTGAACCGCTCCCCCGCAGGCGTCCCCGTCAAGGCAAGTGACGGGGGCGCCGCCCCTCCCGAAAGGACACGCCCCGCCATGACCCGCACCCGCTTTCACGTCGGATTCAACGAGATCGGCCTCGCGCCCGAGTACCGGATCGAGTGCTTCGGCGACCCCGACGGGGCCCGCGAGTGGCTCGCCGCCGACGTCGAGAACGTCGCCGAGGACGTCGAGGACACGAGCGAGTTCGACACCTTCCTCGACCGCCTAGACGCCCTCGCCGAGACCGACCTCGTCCGTACGCACCGTGTCGACGCGTTCGAGTTCTGGATCAGGCCCGTCGAGGGCTGCACCTGCCCGTGCGACTGCGCCGAGCGCGGCGTCGACTGCGACGGCGAGCACCGCCGCGAGGCCGCGCCCGTACCCGCCGACGACACCGTCGAGTTCTTCCCCGTGACCGTGACCGAACTCCCGAACGACGAGGATCACGCCCCGCTGCTCGTCGACCCCGTCGCCGCCCGCATCGTGCGCGCTGCGCAGGTATGCGACGGCGACACGGTCCTCGCGTCGTTCGAGACACCCCGCGACCGCATGCCCGTCGCCGACTACTTCAACGACCAGTACACCGCCCGCCCCAAGTCGTACGACCCGACGTGCGGCTGCGGGTCCTGCGCCACGATGGCCGACCACGAGGGCCCCGTCGTCGACCTCGGCGACGACAACCCGTGGGAAGTCTGCGACCCGTGGCCCGCCGCCGACCTCGTCCTCGTCGTTCCCGCGCGGCACCTCAACTGACCCTTTCCGCAACCGCGTTGCGCCCCCGCCAAGGCAAGTGGCGGGGGCGACCGCCCCAACCACCGAAGGACAACACCCCATGCAGCAGCACGAGATCACCCCCGACATGCACGTCAAGCTCGCCGCCACGGGCGCCCCCTGCCGCGTCCTGCACACCCGCACCGCCCCCGCCGACGCGCCCGAGTCGGTGTTCGTCTACAACCACAGCGACGGCTCGCAGGCATGGATCGCCGCCGCCGACCTCGACGACGACCGCTCGATGCCCGCCCTGCCCGTACTGCTCGCCGTCACCGACGGCACCGCCCGCCACGAGAACGACCGACTGTTCTGGTACGGCGGCCGCGAGTACCGCGTTCACAGCATGTGGGCGGACGGCACGGGCGGCTGCACTGTCGAGCACGTCGCCGAGGACGGAACCCGCACCGTCGTCATGCGCGAGCAGCGCAGCCACGAGTCGGCCATGTCCGCCACGGTCGACGCCGTGACCGCCCTGCGGCAGATCGACGGCGGCGCCGCCGAGTACCTCGTCGAGGCGCAGGACAGCAGCGTTCACGAGCTGCGCATGACGCACCCCGAGGCCGACGAACTCGGGCGCCTGCACGTGCCGAGCCCCGAGGCGGCCGTCGCGCTCACGGACGGCATGAAGTCGGCGGTCCGCCGCTCCCGCCTGTCGGGCAAGGAGAGGCGCCGCTCGATCTATCAGTTCGCCGCCTATCCCGTGTTCGCCGACGGGTGGATCGGGCGCCCGATCCTGCGCCGCCGCTGACCACACACCCGAGCCCCCACAACAAGACGAGGAGTAACGCCATGGCATCGGCAAACGCCGTCAGTCGGCACATGGGCAGGCAGTTCACACGCAGCCGTCGAGAGTCCGAGGAAGGATTCAGCGTCTGTGCGGGCGACGATCCGGGCTCGGTGTTCGTGCACTACACGTGCGGCGACAAGCTGAACCGCCAACTCACGGGCGACGAGCAGCGGGCGCGAATCGCGGGAGTGATGGCGCAGTACACCGAGCACCTGCGCGACCGCTGGCACGTCGCGCTGCACCCGAAGCTGCACAACCTGCTCGTGCTGAACGACCGCAGCAACCTCGACGACGTCGCCTCGATGGTCGCCTCGCGCCCCGCCGACGAGCAGTACGCACCGCTGCACGTCGACACCACCGACGCCCGCATCGTGCGCGCCGACGAGGTGAAGGCGGGCGACACGATCCTCGCCGCCGTCGACAGCCGCGAGGGCGGGTTCGAACCCGACTGGTTCGAAGAGCCGTACACCGCCGACCCGCAGCCGTTCGACCCGACGTGCCAGTGCGGCGCCTGCGGGCTCGCCGACGGCGAGACCGTCGTGCTCTGCACCGACAGCACCTCGTACGGTCCGTCGCTGACCTGCGACCCGTGGCCCGCCGACCGCCTCGTGCTGATCGTGCCCGCCTGACGGCATGACGAGGCGTCCCCGCCAAGGCAAGTGGCGGGGACGCCCCGCGCCCAAGGTACCCAACAGACAGAAGGGCCCCGGTCGGTGGTGAGAGACCGGCCGGAGCCCGTCCGACAACCTGAGCAAGCAGGAGTCAGACAGTGAAAAATCGTAGCCGGGCACACCCCGCCCGCTCCGCCGAAGCCGCAGATCGCACGGAGCCGCCCGCATGGCGCAACCGGCTCGGGTGGCGCATCGGGATCGGCATCATCGCACCGGCCGCCGCCGGCCTCGTCGCGTGGTCCCTGTACGTCGTCGCGCACGACATGTACGGCGTCCCCTCGTTCCTCGCCGCCCTGGTCGCCGCGTGCTTCGACGGCATCGCGATCGCCTGCCTGCATCTCGCGAGCGAAGCGGTCCGCGAGGGCCGCAGCGCGCTCGGGCCACGGCTCGTGACGCTGCTGCAAGCCGGAATCTCGATGTACCTCAACCACTTGCACGCCGAGCACATCGACGGCGGGATCGGCGCGACCCTGATGTTCGCCGCGCCGACTGCCGGTCTGCTGCTGCTCTTCGACCAGTCGTGGGCCGCGACCCGCGCGCGGCACCGGATCGCGCGCGGCGAACACCCGATGCGGTGGCCGGTGTTCGGGTGGCTCGGGTGGCTGCTCGCGGGTGAACAAGCGTGGAGCCAGACGAAGGCACGCGCCGTCGCGCACGTCACGGGCACGGCAGCCGACGAGGCCGAGGCCGCACCGGCGGGCGGCCGCGAGGCGCCCGAGCTGATTGCGTCCGAGCTGTCCGCCATGACGCCGCGCAAGGCGATCCGCATCATGCACGAGGCCCGGCCCGAGCTCACGCTCGCGCAACTCGTGGACGTACTGCGGCAGTACGGCCAGGACGTGACCGAACTCGACGTCGCGATCGTCCTCGACCGCGTCCCGCGGCCGTCCGGTTACACCCTCACGCGCGAGGATGCGCCGCCGCATCACTACGGGGCGCCGCAGCCGCAGCAGCTCGTCATCACCGTGCAGCAGCCCGAGGCGCTCACCGCCGCGGCGCCGCCCCCGCCCGCATCTCCCGAACGGCCCGCCGAGGATGCGCCGGCCCCGGGGGGCGGCCCGAGCCTCGACCCCGACGAACAGCGTCGGGCCGACCGCATCGTCGACGAGGCCGTCGCCGGTGCCGGTCTGTCGAAGGCTGACGCGGTGCGGCGCGTCCGTGAGGCGCTGCCCCGCCTCACCTCGGCGCAGGTCGCCGAACAGCTCACCCGCTGCGGGTTCGACAAGGTGACCGACGGCTACGTGCGCACGGTCAACTCGCGTGACCGCAACCGGCCCGCCCCGAAGCCCGCCGCGGCGCCCGAGCCGACCGCGCGGCCCCGGCCCGAGCCGAACGGCCCCTACCTCTGATCGCCGACCACGCCGAACCGTACGACCGCTGACGCCGTACAGGCGCCCCGTCCGGAACCGCCGGACGGGGCGCCTCTATCGGAAGGATGATCCAAGCATGAGCAACGAGTTCGCCCCCGACTGCGGGGCCGTCACGCCCGAAGAAGAGTGCGGCGAGTGCGAGGCGTGTTTCGAGGCCACGGCCGCCGGAATCGACCGAGCCGTCGGGTCCGGTTCGATGACCGAGAGCGAGGCGTACGAGGCGCACGACAGGCACGGCACCTACCGTCGCTGACCCACCGGCCCGGAGCCCCTGCCCGTGCGGGGGCGGAATCATGTAAGGCGGACAGGCCCATGCCGCAAGCTCCCACCATGACCGAGCGACAGGTCGACGAGCTGCTCGCCGACGACACGATCCCCATCGCGCACCGCGCCCTGTGGGCGCTGCTGTGGGAGGGCGAACTACGCCTCGGCGACGCCCTTTCGCTCGACGTTCGCGATCTCGACCTCGCCGCAGGAACGGCCCGCGTCGAGTACGGCAAGCGCAGCGCCCCCGGGCCGGTGTCCGTACCGCTCGGCGAACGCGCCGTCGCGCTGCTGCACCAAGCCGTCAGCGGCCACACCGACGGGCCGGCCCTGCACACCGGCGGGCAGCCGATCGGCCGCGAGGCCGCGGCACGCCGCGCACGGTCGGCCGGCGCGGCCAGTATCCACGCCTTCCGCACCGGTGGGCAGGCTCACCGAGGCATCCCTCGGTGAGCCTCTCGTAACGCGCTGATCGCCCACCGCGCCCCGTTCGGCATCCGCCGGGCGGGGCGCCGCCGCGTTGAGGGCCGCTCTACTCCTCTTGCGAGGACGGCAGCGGTCCGCGTTCCACACTCGTGGGGACCACCCGGAACCCTTCCGCGTCCAAGTACGCACCGGCCGCTTCCCACCTTCGCGCGCCCTCGATGCCCTTCCGCACGACCTCGCACACCTCGCAGTCGCACGGCGGCTCTTCGGCGTTCGCGAGCCACTTCGCGTACAGCGCTTCTCCGTCCGCCGGTGTCCGCCCCTTCACGATCGCGGCCGCCTCGATCAGTCCGCGTACGTACTCGGCGTCGGCGTCCGGCATCCGCTGGTCCGGCAGGCACAACTCGCGGTGCGTGCGCAGCCGGTGAACGTGACGGTAGATGCGTACGGACATGCCCGGAGTCTGGCAGACCGGCCAGATTTCCGGGCCTGGTCCGGCCAACGGCCGGCGTCCCTGTCCGTGTCGCACTCCACCCCAACAGGCAAAGTCTCGGCAAAATTTCACGCCTCCCCGGCGCCACCCGAAGGGACGTTTCAGTACGACACCGGCACACCGAGCGGGGCGCCTTCCGCGCGCGATTCGAGAGCGAATCGAAGACGAATCACACGCGAATCGTTCGCAATTCGTCGACGAAAAGAACGCCGAAAAAATCCGTTCCCGCAGGTCATAGTCTTCTGTCCCCGGGGGACAGCCCGGGGACCTCACGCGCGCGCGTTCCCCTCCCCTCCCATACCCCTTGTGGTGGCGGTAGAGAGAGCTACTACCGGTAGCGACGGGCGCGCGTGACCTGCGCTCTCTCTGTCGCCACCCCGCTTGACCAGGGTGATCACGTGTCGCACTCTGGGACCGCAGACGACGGCTGCCCAAACGCCGCAACTGCCCCGATGAGCCCCCGGAGCGGACACACCGCCGGGGGTTTTCTCATGCCCTCACCCACAGCCCCGGCCGGTACTCCCCACCTCCGGTCGGCGCCGCCGCCCCACGTCCCCCCGAGGGGCGGCGGCCCTCACGCCCGCGCAGGGCGGAACCTACGAGATCAAATAGCGGGTGCTGCTGCCCGCCCTGCGCGGCCCAACCCGCCGACGGGAGGCACACCGCCGATGCGCGTACGCCTCACCGACGGGCACCGCGAGGTCGAGATCAGGACCGACGGCACCACCGACGACCCCGCACTGCTGCGGCAGATCGAGCGCACCGCACGCCGTCTGTACGCCGCACTGCCCACCGAACCCGCCCCGAGCAGCAGCCCGTTCGGGTTCGGCCGGCACCTCGACCTCGACGGCGTCGCCCTCGGCTCGCAGATCGACCTCGCCGACCAGGACGACGACCCCGGCCTCGACGACGAGGACCCCACCCCATGACCACACCCCCCGGCACGCACCCCACCCCCGAGGTACCCACCCCCACCCCGACACCCGTGCACCTGCGCGTCGGCGGCAGCGAGGTACACCTCGGGGACCTCACCACCGACGGCGACCACTACCGACACGACCTCGCGGCGTTCCTCCGGGACGTGGCTGGCGTGATCGAGCACGGCACCGACGGCGACCAGGTCGAGGAGAGCGAACCGTGAGCGGCGGATGGGCGGGCAGCAACCGGCGTAGCGAGCTGCCCGCGGACTGGCCACAGCGACGTGCGCTCGTCCTCGACCGTGACGGTCACCGTTGCCGATGGCACGAGCACGGCGTCGCATGCAGCAACCACGCGACCGAGGTCGACCACATCAAGCCGGGCAACGACCACCGACCCGAGAACGTGCAAGCGCTGTGTGCCGACCATCACGCGATCAAGAGCTCACGCGAAGGCAACGCGGCACGGTGGGCGGTACGACGGCAGCGACCGGCCGAGCGGCACCCCGGACTGATCTGACCGGCAAGACTGGCCCCGGAATCTGAGCGCGCCCCCTGGGGGGCGACTCCCCTCCCCCACCCGATCGGGGCCTCGGGAGGTGCTGCGGCTCGGGTTCCGTACGGGTCTGACCAAAACGGCCACGCTGCGGGGCGTGGGCGGCTCGCTGGCGGGCGAGCGGCGGGGCGGCAGGCTGATTTGATGGCGCGCGGCCGAGGGGCCGCAGATCGCCTCTCAGCCTGCCGCCCTCACTATATGAAGGCTAAATATGCAGGTCACAGCGCTAAAAGCGTGACATCGCGGTACACTGGACACATGACGAACCGGACGTGCGAGCAGTGCGCCGGGCCCATGCCGGTCATGGCTCGGGCCCACGCGGTGACGTGCTCGCCGCGGTGCCGCAAGGCCCGGTCGCGAGCACGCCGCACGATCCCGGCCGAACTCACGAGCCGCCCGCGGTGGGTCCGGCGCACCTCGGCGAAGGTGCCGGTCGCCGTCGACGGCGCGGTCGCGAGCAGCACGGACCCGGCGACGTGGTCGAGGTACCGCGACGCGGCCGCCTCGCCGGTCGGCGTCGGGCTCGGGTTCGTCCTCGACGGCGACGGGGTCACGTGCCTTGACCTCGATCACGCCCTCGACGACCAGGGCGCCCCGCTTCCGTGGGCGCAGCGCATCCTCGACACGGCCGGTCCAACGTGGGTCGAGCGGTCGGTGTCCGGCGACGGGCTGCACGTGTGGGGCACGGGCTCGCTGCCGCGCGGCCGCCGCATCACGGTCGACGGCGGCGGCTCGGTTGAGGCGTACGGCATCGGTCGGTACATCGCGGTCACGGGTAAGGCGTACAACGGGGCGCCCCTGCGGCTGGGCGACTTGCAGCCGGTGCTCGCCGAACTCGGCTGTCAGTGAGGGTTACTCGCCCTCGGGTATCTCCTCCAAGACCTTCCCGAGTTGGTCGCGCACGATCCGGTGCCGAGGCTTCTTCCTCTCGGGCCATCCGGCTTGGCGGGCTTGTTCCACGCTCGCGGTCATGAACGCGCGGGTCATAGCGACTGATTCGAGTCCCCTCGACCGGACGGTGCCGAAGACGACGAAGCGGTCGACGAACCACTTCTCACGGGCTTCGTTCGCGATCTCCGCGAGGACGCCGTCTATCAAGGTGAGCGTCCTACGGCATGCCTTGTCGGCTTCCTCGTAGTACGTCATGAGGCTGCCGCCTGTGGGTTTACCAGGGGTAGGCCAGACGTACGGATGAGACCGCGCCATAACGAACTCGGCTGGCGTGCGGTCGTTCTTGGACCGATTGCACGCGTTGCACGCAGGGACCATATTTGCCGTGCTGTCGTGGCCTCCCCGTGCCCAGGGGATGACGTGATCGGCTGTCTCGGACTCACAGCCGCAGTAGACGCAGCGACCCCCGTTCGCGAACAGGACCATCAACCTGTCGCAAACCCACTCTTCCCTCCGGCGTCGGTCCCTCACTGTGTCCCCTCCGCTGTTGCCCCGAGTTGGCAAGCATTTTGTCCGATTCGGCGCAGCAGCACTCAATCTCTGCCGTAGCAGTCGCCCGACACGGGTGTGCTGCGGCGTACCCGACACGGGAGGTACAGCCATGGCCGGCATGGGACCGGCGCCGAAGGACCCGAGCCGTCGGGCCCGGCGCAACAAGGACGCGATCCCGCAGACCGTCTTGCGGTGGGAGCGTGCCGAACCCCCCGAGCTCCCCGACTTCCGGGTCGAGCGCGACGGCGACCTCGTCGAGTTCGTGTGGCCCGAGCGCACGCGCGAGTGGTGGCAGATGTGGATCGACTCGCCGCAGGCCGACCACTTCGGCTCGTCCGACTGGCAGTACCTACTCGACACCGCCCTGATTCACGCCCGGCTGTGGCGCGGCGAGCTGTCGGCGGCGGCCGAACTGCGCTTGCGGGTCGCTGCGTTCGGCGCGACCCCGGCTGACCGGGCCCGGCTGCGCATGGTGTTCGCCGAGGCGGACGGGGCCGACGAGGGCCGCGGCGCGTCCGGCGGCCCGTCGGCGAAGGAACGTTACGGCCAACTGCGGTCGCTGCCCGGCGGGAAGACCGGCACGGGCAAGGGTGAGTGATTCGGGGGTCCGTCATGCCGTGGCGGGGTCCTGAGTACGAGGGCGAGCTGCCCACCCTCGGGTGGCAGGTGCTCGACTGGATGACGGCGTACCTCGCCGCGCCGGACCGCCCCGAGTACGAGCCGTACGTGCCGAGCGCCGAGCAAGCCGAGTTCGTGCTGCGGTACTACGAGCTCAATCCCATCACCGGCAAGCGCATGATCCGGCGCGGGGTGCTCTCGCGGCCGCGTGGCTGGGGCAAGTCGCCGTTCGTTTCGGCGGTCGCGCTCGCCGAGGCGTGCGGGCCGGTCGTCCCGGACGGATGGGACGCGGACGGCGAGCCGGTCGGCATGGGTTGGGACCGGGTCCGTACGCCGCTCGTGCAGCTCGCCGCGGCGACGGAGAAGCAGGCCGAGAACTCGTGGCTGCCGCTGTTGGAGATGGCGCGGTCGGGGCCGGTCGTCGACGAGTACGGGCTCGAACCGCTCGACACGGTCGTCTATCTGCGGCGCGGGAAGATCGAGCCGATCACCGCCTCGGCGACGTCGGCGAAGGGCGCGAAGGCATGCTTCGCGAGCCTCGATCAAACCGAGGATTGGCTGCCTGCGAACGGGGGCCGGAAGCTCGCGAAGACCATGCGGTTCAACGCGGGCAAGATCGGCGGCAGCTTGATCGAGACCCCGAACGCGTTCACGCCGGGCGAGGACTCGGTCGCCGAGCAGTCCGCCGCCGACTGGAGAGCGATACGCGAGGGCCGGTCGCGCGGCTCGGGTCTGCTGTACGACCACCGCGAGGCGCCGGCCGAGACCGACATGACCGACGAGCAGTCGCTCGTGTACGGGCTGCGGGTCGCGTACGGCGACAGCAGCGATCACCCCGACGGGTGCGTGCTGCACGATCCGCCGTGCGCGCCGGGTTGGTCGCCGATCGAGCGGCTCGCCGCCGATTTCTGGGACACCTCGAACGACCCGCAAGAGCTGCGGGCCGACTACTTGAACCAGATCACGCACGCCGCCGACTCGTGGCTGTCCGAGCCCGAGGTGCGCGCGGCGTCCGACCTCGGCAAGGTCGTCGAGCCGGGCGAGCGCATCGTGCTCGGGTTCGACGGGTCGCGGAAGCGGAACCGCAAGGTCACCGACGCGACCGCGCTCGTCGGGTGCAGGCTCAGCGACGGGCACGTCTTCCCCATCGGCGTATGGGAGCAGCCCGACGGCGCGGCCGGCCGTGACTGGCAGGTGCCGGTCGTCGAGGTGCTCGCCACCGTGCACGAGGCGTTCGACCGGTACGACGTGGTCGGCATGTACGCCGACCCGGCGAAGTGGGAAAGCCACGTCGCCGACTGGGAAGCGGCCTACGGGCGGCGGCTCAAGGTGCAGGCGACCAGGGCGCACCCCGTCGAGTGGTGGATGACCGGCGGCCGGAGCGTGTTGATCGTCCGGGCGCTGGAGAAGTTCCACACCGCTTTGACCGAGGGCGAGTTGACGCACGACGGGTCGTCGGCGCTCGTGCGTCATCTGCTCAACGCCCGGCGCCGCAAGACGCGTTCGGGCCTACAGATCACGAAGGAACACCCCGACTCGGCGAACAAGATCGACGCCACGGTCGCCGCCGTACTGGCGTGGCAGTGCCGCCTCGACGCGATCGCGGCCGGTGTCGAGATCGAAGAGCCCGAGATGTGGGGCGGCACTTTCTGACGAGCCCGGAGAGGGGGCGACGACGTGCTCGACGACACCCCGGACTCGCCGGATTGGTGGCTGTTGCGGCTCGGGCGAAAGCTGCGCAAGCGGCAGGGGCAGCTCGACGAGTGGTGGCGGTACTACCGCGGGCGGCCCGACCTTCCCCAGTTGCCGAAGAACGCCGAGCAGGCGTTCATCGACTTTCAGCGGAAGAGCCGCACGAACTTCTGCGGCATGATCGTCGGTGCCACGGTTCACCGGCTGCGCGCGCTCGGCGTGACCGGCCCGGACGGGGAGCCGGACGCCGGGGCGGCGCGGTGGTGGCAGGCGAACCGGCTGGACTCCCGGCAGAAACTCGTATGGCGGGTCGCGATGGGGCAGTCGGCCGGGTACATGCTCGTCGGCCCGCACCCGACGCGGGTCGAGGACAACGGCCGGCCGAGCCCGCTGATCACGCCGGAGCACCCGCGCGAGTGCATCGTCGAGTACGACCCGGAGACCGGCGAGCCGTACGTCGGGCTCAAGGCGTTTCACAACGACGTCGACGGCTACGGGTACGCGCGCGTCCTGTATGACGACCGGTCCTTCCCGTACCGGACGAAGGAACGCACGAGCGCGCGCCTGCCGTGGGGGCCCGACTCGTGGGTGTACGTCGGCGGCAGTGACGAGGGCGAGCCGCACGACCTCGGCGGGCTGCCCCTGGTCGAGTTCGCGCGTATGCCCGACCTCGGCGAGGACCCCGAGCCCGAGTTCGCGGGCGTGCTGGACATTCAGGACCGCGTGAACATGGGGATCTTGAACCGCATGGCGGCGTCGCGGTACTCGGGGTTCCGGCAGAAGTGGATCAAGGGTCACAAGTTCGCGAAGCGCGTCGACCCGGCGACCGGCCTGACTGTCGTTGAGCAGCCGTTCACGCCGGGCCCGAACACGGTTTGGGCGTCCGAGGGAGAGAACGCGCAGTTCGGGCAGCTCGACGCGACCGACCTGCGGCCGTTCCTCGACGAACACGCCGCCGACGTGCGCGACATGCTGATCGTGTCGCAGACTCCCGCGTACTACTACGCGGGTGACCTGATCAACATCAGCGCGGACACCGTGAGCGCCCTCGACCTCATGCACGTCGCCAAGTGCCGCGAGCACATCGCGAGTTTCGGCGAGGGGCTCGAAGACGTGATGAGCCTCGCGGCGGCGCAGGCCGGGGTGCCCGAGGATTACACCGAGGCCACGGTGCGGTGGCAGAACCCGCAGTACCTCAGCCCAGCCGTACAGGCTGACGCCGCAACGAAGTTGGCGAGCATCGGCTACCCGCTCGCGGTGATCGCCGAGGACATGGGCGAGACGCCGCAGCGCGTGCAGCGCATTGCGGCGGCGTCCGCGTCCGAGAAGCTGCTCGCCGCGTCGCTGCTGCCGGCGCCCACCGCGCCGACGGCCGGCAACCTCCCGGACGACTCCGGGGCGACCGATGGGTGAGGCGTTGCAGCACGCGCTCAGCGACCGGTACGACGCGCTGTCGACGTCGCTGCGGTCGAGGGTCGTGCAGTTCGTGCTCGACGCGTTCGACAGCCTCGGCGGGTACCGCGACGCCGACGCCGCGGTGTTCGTCGAGCACGTGCTGCCGACCGTCCTCGCCGCACAGGCGCAGATGGGACAGATCACCGACGCCTATCTGTCCGCGATGATCGCCGACATGCTCGGCGGCGCGGCCGCGCCGACCGGCGTCGCCCTCGACGAGGCACTGCGCGGCGTCGACCCGGCCGAGGTCTACCGGCGCCCGTTCGTCACTACGTGGACGGCCCTTAGCAAGGGCAGGGCGTACGCGCAGGCCGTCGACGAGGGCCGTACGCGGCTGCTGTCGATCACCGAGACCGACATGCAGCTCGCGCGGACGCACGCGGCCCGGCAGTCCATGCAGCGCGGCGGCGTCCGGTACTTCCGGCGTGCGCTGCGTGGCCCGGGGAACTGCGCGCTCTGCACCATCGCAAGCACGCAGCGGTACCGGGTCGAGAACCTCATGCCGATTCACCCGGGCTGCAACTGCAAGCCCGAGCCGATCGTCGGCAACAAGGACCCCGGGCAGATCATCGACGAGCGGCTGCTGCGCGAGGCGCACGACGCCGTCGCGACGGCCGTCGGGCAGTCCGACGGCGGCGGCCGCACCCCGGATTACCGGCAGGTGATCATCACCCGCGAGCACGGCGAGTACGGGCCGCTGCTCGCCGTCCGCCGGCACGAGTTCACGGGGCCGAGCGACGTCTCGTCGTGACCCCGGGCGCCGACACGGCGCACCCCACTAGCTCACCCTGACCCGACACGGGAGACACCACCATGCGCACGCGCACTCTGCCCCGCCATGCCCGGACCGGGCAGCTCGCCCTCGGCTGGCGCAAGCCTCGCCGCGGCGAGGACCCGACCGAGCTGTACCCGGTGTGGCCGATCCTCGGCGGCGCCGAGGACGGCGACGGCGACGAGTCCGACACGGACGACGACGGCGACCAGGACGACGACGCCGACGGCGACGGGGGCGACGACACGGTCGACCACAAGGCCGAGGCCGAGAAGTGGCGGGCGCTCGCCAAGAAGCACGAGGCGAGGGCGAAGGCGAACGCGGGCTCGGCGAAGGAGCTCGCGAAGCTCAAGCGCGAGGGCATGAGCGAGGCCGACAAGAAGGTCGACGAGGCGGTCGCGGCCGCCGTGGCGCAAGAGCGCGTGAAGTCCGGCGAGCGGGTCGCCCGCTCCGCGTTCCTGGCTGCGGCGAAGGGACGGCTCGACCACGCGAAGGACGTCGCCGACGACGTCAATCTGCGCCGTTACGTCGACGACGAGGGCGAGGTCGACGAGGACGGGATCGCCGAGCTCGTCGACCGGCTCGCCCCGAAGTCCGGCAAGGACAGGAACGACGAGGACGACGACCGCGAGGCCGGACGCGACACGCGCCGCCGCCGTGGTCGCGGATTCGACCAGGGCGCCCGCCGGGGCAGCGGCAAGGGATCGGGCGGCGGCGTGGCTGCCGGTCGCGATCTGTACCGCGAGCTGCTCGGCAAGGGCGCCGACAAGAGCTGACCACACGAAGGAAACGGATCATGATCCTTGCTCAGGTAACCGAGCAGTTCGGGTCTGACGATCAGTCGTGGCTCGGGTCCGCGCACGGCACGGACTCGACCGAGACGATCGTTCTGGACACCTCCACTTTCACCGCCGCGACGCACTACCCCGACGGGTATTTCAAGAGCGGCGTTCCGCTCGGCCTGATCACGGCCGACGGCAAGTACGGCCCGTACGACGCGGCGGCCGAGGACGGCCGCGGCACGCTCGTCGGGTTCCTGTTCGCCGCGGTCAAGGCCCCGGCCGACAACACCCTCGACCCCGCGGCCGCGCTGCTCACGCACGGCAAGGTGCGCGAGTCGCGGCTGCCCGTTCCCGTCGACGCCGACGGTAAGACCGACGTCGCCGGCTCGATCCGGTTCGTCTGAGAGGAGACGCTGATATGAGCTGGACTCTCGACACCGAATTCATCGAGCCGACTGAGCTCACCGGTCTCATTCGTGCCGCCCTCGCCGATCTCCAGGTGAACAAGTTCACGCTGTCGCGGTGGCTGCCGAACGTCGAGGTCGACGACATCGCGTACGAGTTCGTACGCGGTGGCGGCGGGCTGTCCGAGTCGGCGTCGTACCGCTCGTGGGACGCCGAGAGCAAGATCGGCCGTCGCGAGGGTCTCGGCAAGGTCATGGGCGAACTGCCCCCGATCTCCGAGAAGATGCTGCTCAACGAGTACGACCGGCTGCGGCTGCGGAAGCTGACCCGCGACGACGCGCTGCCGTTCATCGCTCGCGACGCGCAGCGTCTCGCGACGAACATCGCTGCGCGGTTCGAGCGCGGGCGGGGGCAGGCGCTCGTCAACGCGCAGGCCCCGATTCCCGAGCTGAAGCAGACCGTCGACTTCGGCCGGTCGCCTGAGCACTCGGTCGTCGCCGCGGTGCTGTGGTCGGATCACGCGAACGCGACCCCGATCGACGATCTCGAATCGTGGGTGCAGACCTATTCCGACACCAACGGGTCGGCACCGGCTGTGATCCTCATGTCGCGGCAGGTGCTCCAAAATCTGCGGCAGTGCGAGCAGGTGCAGCGCCTCGCGTTCCCGCTCGCGCCCGCCGGGCAGACGCCGCTCATCTCGGCCGACCAGGTGTCGACCGTGATCGAAGGCATGAGGCTGCCGCCGATCGAGGTGTACGACGCACAGGTGCGGGTCGAGGGCACCGCGACCCGGACCACGCCGGGCAACGCGCTCGTGCTGCTGTCCGAGCCGGGCGCGACGACCGCGGCGCAGCCGACCGACCTCGGCGCGACGCTGCTCGGCACGACCGCTGAGGCGCTCGAAGCCGAGTACGAACTCACCGGCGGCGACCAGCCCGGCATCGTGTCTGCGACGTACAAGTCGAAGGACCCGATCCGGCTGTGGACGCACGCCGCGGCGATCGGTCTGCCGATCCTGCGCGAGCCGAACCTCACGTTCAAGGCGCAGGTACTCGCATGAGCGGGCGGCGCCTGATCGCGTACATACACGTCGCCGGGGCTGTCTACGGCCCCGGCGACGACGTGCCGCCCGAGGCCGCGCGCCGGATCGGCGCCCACGCGTGGGCGACCGGCGACCAGGGCACGGGCGGCGAGCAGCAGCTCGGCGAGCAGGCGCCGGCCCCGAGCGCGGCGCCGCCCCGCTCGGGCCGCGGGTCCGGCGTCGAGGCGTGGCGGAAGTTCGCCGAGCAGCACGACGTCGAGGTTCCTGCGGACGCCACCCGCGAGGACGTGATCGCCGCGTGCGAGGCGTCCGGCGTCATCGACCCGGAGGAGTAGCAGCCATGAGCACGCCGACGCCCGCGCCGCCGTTCGCAACGGTCGAGGACTACGAGGCCCGCGCCGGCGTCACGCTCGTCGAGCCGCAGCGCTCGCAGGTCGAGGCGTACCTCGACGACGCGTCGGCGCTCATGCGGCGGCACATCCCGGCCGGGTTCACGCCGGACCCGGCGACCACGAGGGCGATCGCGGTCGCCGTGGTCCGCCGGGTCATGGCGAACCCGGGCGGCTACCGGCAGCGGACGATCGGCCAGTATTCCGAGACGCTCGGCGAGAACGGCGGTCTCTACCTCACCGAGGACGAGATCGACATGTTGCAGCCCGAGGACAACACCGACCCGGACGCCGACGCCGCATACACCCTCGGCGGCCGCGACGAGGGGCTGCCCGGGTGGCGGCCCGATCCTTGCGACTGGCAGCCGCTCGGCTGGACACGGGGGCGGCTGTGATCGGGGCCGATCTGCTGCTGCACGTCGTCCAGGTCGAGCACCCGGGCCGGCGGACCGACCGGTACGGCAACGAGGTCGACGACTGGTCGGCCTCGACCCGCGCGCCGGTACGGGCGTGGTTGCAGCAGAACACCGGGGCCGAGGAAACCGACCAGCGGAACGCGCAGATCGGCGAATGGCTCATGCTCTGCAACCCCGTCGACGTCGACGGCAACCCGCTCACGGTGCACGGCGAGGACCGCGTGCACTGGCAGGGCGCCGTGTTCGAAGTGATCGGACCGGCAGGCCCGGCATACGCCCCGACCGAGCTGCATCACTACGAGATCAGGCTGCGAGTAGTGGAGGGGTGACCATGGCACGGCAGTCGTTCCGGCCGAACCGGCGGAACATCGCCGGGTTCCTCAAGGCGCCCGCGACGCACGCACTGATCGAGCGGAAGACCCGCGCCGCCGAGTCGGCCGCGTCGGCGGCCGCGAAGTCGGACGGGTGGGGCGGACAGTTCCGTACGGACGTCGAGACCGGCGACAAGCGGGCCCGCGGCGCCGTGATCGGCGACTACTCGACCCCGTACCCGGAAGTATCGCGGCGGGCGCTGCTGCGCGCGCTCGACGCTGCTCGGGGCGCCGAGTGATGGCGGCGCCGATCGTCTTCCCGGACGCTGCGGCGCTCGTCTGCACGTATCTGCGCGAGCAGCTCGTCGCCCGCAAGGTGCAGGTGCCGGTCGGCACTCGGGTGCCGTCGCCGCGACCGGCGCGGTTCGTCCGGGTCGAGCGGATCGGCGGCCCGCGGCTCGACCTCGTCACCGACCGGCCGCGGTTGGACGTCCACTGTTGGGGCGCGAGCGAGGAAGACGCGCACGACCTCGCGCAGCTCGTGCGGGCGTTGCTGCTCGCGATCCCCGGATGGCGCGGCGCCGCCGCGTACGACGTCGCCGAGGTCGGCGGCCCGAACACCATGCCCGACGCGACGTCGGGGCAGGACCGGGTCGCCCTCGCCGTCGAGATCGCGCTGCGGGGCAAGCGCCTCGCCTGAATCGGGGCTCACCCTCCCCTGACCCATCCCCCCGGACCGGGTCACGGCCGGGGTTTCTTCATGGAGGACTCATGTCCACACCGACCCCGGTGTCGCCGCTCGAAGCGGGGCTTCACAACGAGTACATCCGCAAGCAGCTCATGCAGGCGGTGTTCGCCGCGGACTACACCGCTCCCGTGATCGAGTCGCCGGTCGGCACCGACGGCGCGCTCGCCGCGATCCCCGATGAGTACGTGCCGGTCGGTTACACCACCGATGACGGCATCACGTACACCGGTGATCTCTCGATGGCCGACGTCACCTCGTCGCAGTCGGTCGAGCCGACACGGTCCGACGTCGAGTCGGACGTGCTGAGCGCGCAGTTCGCGCCGCAGGAAACGAATCAGGCGACGGTCGCCATGTTCGAAGGGCTGCCGCTGTCGGGTCCGGGCGCACTGCCCGCCGTCGGGACCGCGTGGCAGTGGGACCGGGCCGCGACGCCGAAGAACCCTTACCGGCGCCTGCTGTTCATCGGCCTCGACTACAGCGACGCCGGTGAAGAGATCTACGTCGTCAAGTTCTTCCCGCGCGCCCGGCTCACCTCGCGAGACGACGAGCAGTGGGCCCGCTCGACGGAAACGCAGAGGCCGGTCACCTTCAACGCCTTCCGCGACTCTGTGCTGAACACCTCGTGCCGCAACTGGGTCGACGGGCCCGGGTGGCGCGCGCTCGCTCCGACGACGCCGCCGCCAGCCGAGGGCTGAACCCCCGCCCCCTGATCGGGCGGGGGGCGGCGGTTCTGGGTGAGCCCCGACCGCCCCTCGCCCTCGACTGCTCACCCGCTGCTCACCCGAGAAAGGCACGATCATGTCGAAGCCCGGCAAGGCCCGGTACAAGCTGTCGGCCGTCAAGGCGAGTTACGCCGAGGCGGTCGGCGGCGAGAGCGTCGAGGTCGAGACCGACGACGGCAAGACGTACACGTTCCCGCACCCGCTGTTCACCGCCGACTCGCTCGCGAAGGAGATCGACGCCGCGGACGGAGACGAGATGCGCGCCCGCATCCTGCTCGGCGACCAGTGGTCAGAGTTCGTGAAGTCCGGCGGCGACGCGAACGGGCTCGTCCTCGTCTACGTCGCGGCCCGCTCTGAGATGCAGGACACGCTCACCAAGCACCGCCCTACGAAGAGGTAAGCGGAGACGAGGCCGACGACGAGCCGGCCGACACCGCTTACACCGTGCTCGACGTCCTCGGCGATCACCCCGAGGCCGTCGAGGCGGACCTGATCAGGTACTACGGGCACGCCCACGGACCAGGCGGCCCCCTCGCCGCTTTCTGGCGCGGCGAGATCACGCTGCGGCTGCTGCGGGTCCTGGTCGAGGCGCTGCCGCCCGACTCGGCGACCGGCCGCGCGCACACCGGGCACCACTGGGCGCACCTCGACTACGCGGCGGCCGACACGGTCGATCTGCTCGCGCTGCTCGTCACGCAGTTCGCGAACGCCCACCGCGACCCGAAGAAACCGGCGGCCCCGATGCCCGAGCCCGGGTGGCGGCCGGGCGACCCGCTGCCCGACGAGGTCGAGGCCACCGCACAAGAGAAGAGAGCGAAGGCGCGAGCGGCGTACGACCGCATCACCTCGCAGGTACTCCCCGGAAAGGGGTGATCCGTCGTGCCGGTCGAGGTCGGCGTCGGGTACGTGTCCATCGTTCCCGAGATGCGCGGGTTCGGCCGGCTGCTCGATCAGCAGCTCGCAGGCCAGACGGCCCGCGCGGGGCAGGCGGCGGGCCGGTCGTCGGGGCAGGGGTTCCTCGGCGGCATGGGCGGGGTCCTGAAAGCGGGCGTCGTGGGACTCGCCGCGGGCGCCGGTGCGCTGTTCGCCGCCGGGTTCTCGAAGGCCGTCGAGAACGACAAGTCGAACGCGAAGCTCGCGGCGCAGCTCGGTCTCAACGAGCAGCAGTCGGCCCGCCTCGGCAAGGTCGCGGGCTCGGTCTACGCGAAGGGCTACGGCGAGAGCGTCGACCAGGTCAACGACGCGTTGAGGGCGCTCGCGCAGAACGGCGTCGCCGCGGTCAACGCCCCGAAGAAGGATCTCGCCGGGCTGTCGAAGGCCGCGCTCAACCTGTCCGAGACGTTCGGCGTCGACGTCAGCGACTCGGCGCGCGCTGCGGGCCAGATGATCCGTACGGGCATGGCGAAGGACGCGAAGGGCGCGTTCGATCTGCTGACCCGGGGCTACCAGTCGGGCGCCGACAAGGCCGGCGACCTCGCCGACACCGTCAACGAGTACGGCGTTCAGTTCAAGAAGCTCGGGCTCGACGGATCGCAGGCCCTCGGCCTCGTCTCACAGGCGATCAAGGAGGGCGCGCGCGACTCGGACGTCGCCGCGGACGCGCTGAAAGAGTTCTCGATCAGGGCCGTTGACGGCAGCACGACGACCGCCGACGGGTTCAAGATGCTCGGGCTGTCGGCGTCCGACATGGCCGCGCGGATCGGCAAGGGCGGCACCTCGGCGTCGTCCGCGCTCGACCTCACCCTCGACCGGCTGCGCGGGATCGAGGACCCCGTGAAGCGTGGGCAGGCTGCGGTCGCGCTGTTCGGGACGCAGGCCGAAGACCTCGGCGACGCGTTGTTCTCGATGGACCCGAGCAAGGCGACGGCCGCGCTCGGCCAAGTCGGCGGCGCTGCCGACAAGATGGGCAAGACCCTGCACAACACGGCGTCGCAGAACATCGAGGTGTTCAAGCGGCAGGCGTTGCAGGGGCTCGCCAACTTCGCGGACAAGTACGCGCTACCGGCGCTGTCGGCGTTCGGCGGGTTCCTCAACGACTACGTGCTGCCGCCCGCGAAGGTGGTCGGCGGCGAGCTCGTCGACGTCCTCGTGCCCGCGGTCAAGGCCACCGGTTCGGCGTTCGCCGGCGGGGCGCAGTGGATCAAGGATTACGGCGCATGGCTGCTGCCGGTCGGCATCGCGATCGGCGGCATCGCGGTCGTGGCCGGTGCGTCAACGATCGCCACATGGGGCATGACCGCCGCGTTCTCGGTGTACCGGGGCGTCATCCTCGCGACGACCGCGGTCACGCGCGGGTGGGCGGTCGCGCAGGGCATCTTGAACGCGGTCATGAGCGCGAACCCGGTCGGGTTGATCATCGTCGGGATTCTCGCGCTCGGCGCCGCCCTGGTCGTCGCCTACCAGAAGAGCGAGACGTTCCGGGCGATCGTTCAAGGCGCCTGGCAGGCGATCCAAACGGCCGCCACGGTGGCGTGGACCGGATTCCTGAAGCCCGCGCTCGACGGGATTTGGGCCGGGCTACAGGCGGTCGGCTCGGCCGCCTCGTGGCTGTGGTCGACCGTGCTGTCGCCCGTGTTCGGGTTCATCGGCACGGCGGCGAAGGTGCTCTTCGCGATCGTCGTCGTCGCGGTCGTGACGCCGATCGTCCTCGCGTTCAAGGCGCTCGGCGCCGTCGCGGGGTGGCTGTGGAACAACGCGATCGGCCCGGCGTTCCGCGGGATCGTCGCGCTCGCCTCGTGGTGGTGGGCCGGCGTGAAGGTGTACTTCGGTCTCGCGAAGGCCGGCGTGCAGGCGGTCGGCGCGGTCGCGATGTGGCTGTACCGCAACGCGATCCAACCGGCATTCAGGGGAATCGTTTCTGTCGCCTCGTGGTGGTGGGCCGGGGTCAAGGTCTATTTCAACTTGATCAAGGCCGGGATTCGCGCGGTCGGCTCGGTCGCAACGTGGCTGTACCGCAACGCCGTTCAACCGGCGTTCCGCGGGATCGGCGCGGCCGGTTCGTGGCTGTGGAACAAGGCGCTCAAGCCGGTGTTCGACGCCGGGAAGCGCGGCGTCTCGCTCTTCGGCGGGGCGTTCCGCACCGCGCGAGACGCGATCAGCAAGGCATGGTCGCAGGTCTCGAAGATCGCCGCGAAGCCCGTGAACTTCATCATCGAATTTGTCTACACAAAGGGCATTAAAGCCGTTTGGGACAAAGTTGCGGGATTCGTCGGGCTCGGCAAGCTGCCGAAGGCGCCGAAGCTGCTCGCCGACGGCGGCCGCACCCGCGGCGGTACCCCGGGCAGGGACTCGATCCCTGCCCTGATGATGGCCGACGAGTTCGTCGTGAAGCGCAGCAGCGCCCGGAAAATCGGGTTCAGCGCGCTCAACTACATGAACGAGACAGGCGAGTTGCCTGTGCAGCGGTTCGCGGGCGGCGGGGTCGTCGACACGCTCAAGGGGTGGGGCTCGTCGGCGGTCGACTGGACCGTCGACAAGGCGAAGAAGGTCGGCGGCGTCGTGATGGACGGCGTCGACTTCCTCTCGAACCCCGGGAAGCTGTGGGACAAGGCGACAGGCTTTATCCGCAAGAAGATCGCGGCTATCGGCCAATCGAAGTGGGCGCAGGTCGCCGGGAAGATCCCGCTCAAGATGCTCACGGGGTTGAAGGACAAGGTCGTCAACGCGGCCAAGTCGGCGTTCGACTTCGGCGGCGGGGGCAGCATCGGCGGCTCGGGCGTCAAGCGCTGGTCGTCGGTCGTACTCGCCGCGCTCAAGATGGTCGGGCAGCCCGCGAGTCTGCTGCCGACCGTGCTGCGCCGCATGAATCAGGAATCGGGCGGCAACCCCAAGGCGATCAACAATTGGGACATCAACGCCCGTAACGGGGTGGCGAGTCGGGGCCTCATGCAGGTGATCCCGCCGACGTTCGCCGCGTACGCGGGCAGGCTGCGCGGTCGCGGCATCTGGGACCCGCTGGCCAACATCTACGCGAGCATGCGCTACGCCATGTCGAGATACGGCTCGCTGTCGCGGGCGTACAACCGGCCGGGCGGCTACGCCTCGGGCGGCCGGCCGCGGCCGGGCGAGGTCGCGTGGGTCGGTGAACGGGGCCCTGAGCTACTCCAGTTCGGCGGCGGGTCTCGCATCTTCGACAGCCGCTCGTCGCTCGGCGGCATGCAGGCGCTCACCCGGCTCGCCGACGAGATCGGCGCCGCGCGGGTCGGCGGCATCCGGGCGACGCTCTCGCAGCCCGACGCCGCAGCACTGCGCAGCACGGCCGCAGCCGTCACCCCGGTTGCCGCCGGGCAGCAGACGGACCCGGCCGGTCTGCGTGACGGGCAGCAGCTCGCGCTCGTCCTCGCCGACGGCACACAGCTCGACGCCTACGTCGACACCCGCGTCGACGCCGGACTGACCACCGCCCGGCAGCGCAGCCGCGCGGGCGTGAAGGGGAGGTAACCCGATGCCGATGATCGTCGACCCGACGGCGCCGCAGGTGACGCCGCCGGAGCGGGTGACCTCGCCCGACGGGTGGCTCGCCGCGCTCGTCGACGCGCAGTGGGCGGGGGTGGTGCTGTCGTACAACGCGACGACCGCCCCCGCCGCGCCGCAGGCCGCCGATATCCGGAAGGTGCGGATCGTGCGGCAGGACCCGCGCGCGGCCGCGCCGGTGCCGGTCCGCTCGGGCGACGCGGCGTGGGCCGTCGAGGGCATCGGCACCGCCTACGACCACGAGGCGCCGCTCGGTGTCGCCGTGATCTACACCGCGACGCCGATCTACGACGACGGCACCGAGGGGCCCTCGTCGAGCCTGTCGGTCACGGTGCCGGCCCCGGCCGCAGGCGACGACCTCGACCTGTGGGTCAAGAGCCTCGACGAGCCGGGGCTGTCCCTGCGCGTCATGGTCGTCGAGTGGTCCGGGCCGACTGCGGCGGGCAGGCAGGATGCCCTCGACGTCGAGGGCAGCCCGTACCGAGTCGTCGCCTTCGACGAGCACGGCGCCGAGACCGTACAGGTCAAGGTCGACGTGCCACCCGAGCGTGTCGACCAGGTGCGCGAGCTGCTGCGCTCGGGTGTGCTGCTCGCACAGGTACGGCCCGGTTACCGGTCGCCGGACGCCTTCCATGTGCCGGCCGATATCACCGGGCCGACGCCGACCGGCAAGCTCGGCTCGTCCGAGGGCTACCAATTCGCGTGGACGATCGAGCCGATCGAGCGGCCCGACACCGACCGGCAGCCGATGCGCATGCCCGGGTGGTCGTACGACGCCGTCGCGGACCGGTTCGACACGTACGACAGCGTCGCCGCCTCGTACCCGTCGTACGCGGCGCTGTCGACCGACGGGGTCACCTGATGATGCGGCTGCCGCCGCAGGTGCTCGCCGCGCTGCCGAAGGCGACACGTCGCACCGCGCGGGCCGAGTGGTCCAACGACGGCGGGCAGACGTGGCAGCAGTGCAAGGTCGCCTCGGCCGAGGTGAAGCCGGACCGGACCGCGGAATGTCGCTGGTCGGGCTCGGCCGACCTGATCGGCGTTCCGACCGGCCGCGACGGCGTGAACGTCGCGGCGACGCACGTGCGGTTGTGGGAAGGGATCGCCGCACCGCGCAGCGACACGTATTGGGTGCCCGCGGGGTGGTACGTCGTCGACCAGGTGCGCGAGGGGCGCACCGCCGCGTCGGTGAGTCTGCTCGGGCTCGAAGATGTGGTTCGCGGGGCATCGCTGCCGGTCGCCCGCTCGGTCGAGTCCGACAGCGCCCGCGCCATCGCGGCGACCCTGGTTGCCGAGGCGCTGCCGCAGACTGCCGTGTCGTGGCGGCCGCGGGTCGACGCCGATGCCCGAGTGCCTGCGTTCCTCGTCGACGAGGACCGGTGGCAGGCGATCAGCGGCGGCACGGACAGCTCGGGCACCTCGACCGGCATCGCGCCGGCCCTCGGCGCCGAGGTGTACGCCGACGCCTGCGGCGTCATCACGTTCGCCCCGGTCCCCACGATCGACGACCCGGTCGTCTGGCGGCTGCCGTACGGGCAGGGCCGGGCGTACCCGGCGCGCGAGCAGTCCGCCGAGGGGCTCGTGAACTGCTGGGTGATCTCGGGGGATTCCGGCGACGGGCAACCGGCCGTCGGCCCCGTCGCGGTGTGGGACGACAACCCGAACTCGCTCACGTACGCCGGGCCGGACCCGGTGAACGACCCTCTCGCGCCGCAGCGGCTCGGGCTGCACGGTGTGCGGCTGCGCGTCGAGCGGTACTCGTCGGCGCTGATCACCGGCGCGGCGCAGGCGCAGACCGTCGGCGAGGCGAAGCTCGCCGACAGCCTCGGCGTGCAGAGCTCGCTCTCGTTCGACGCTTACAGCCATCCCGGGATCGAGCCGGGCGACGTCGTCGAGGTCGAGGTCGACCCCGGCGTGTGGCAGCGCCACATCATCGACTCGGTCTCGCGGAAGCTCGGCGCCGCCTCGATGAGCTGCCAGACACGAACTGCCGCACGGAGGCTGTGACATGGGTGTTCGCGAGGAACTCGGCAAGGATCTCGCGCGCAGCACGGCGGCCGCCTCGAAGACGGTCACGGTGCAGGTCGTCGACGTCACGGACACGGGCGCGGTGAACGTCGACTACGGCGGCGCGCTGCTGCTCGACGTGCCGTGCACCGACGCCTATCGCAACCGGCAGGCGGGCGATTGGGTCGCGATGCGGCCCGGGACGCAGCCGGTCGTCATGTGGCGGCTCGGCGACGACCCGACGGACGTCGACGAGGACCGGATACGCGAGATCGCCGACGACGTCGCGCACGATGTGCAGGTCGTGCGCGCGGTGTCGTGGGGCACCGGGGCGCCGCCGGGGTCCGGGTGGCAGTCCGTGAACGCGATGTTCATGCGGAAGACCGCGCAGGGGAAAGTCGAGCTGTACGCGCAGGTCGACAGCCCTACGGACACCCCGCCGGACGACCCGGCCGGGCACGCGCCGAAGGCCGTCAAGGTCACCCCGAACGACTCGGGCTCGTGGCGAGGCGGCCGGCCCGACGACTACGCCTCGACACCGACACAGGGCGATTGGACCGGCGGCGGCAACCGGCGCGGCGCCTGGTTCTACGGCTCGAAGATCGCGGCCGCGTGCGCGGGCAAGACCGTCGCGAAGATGACCGTCGCCTTCACCCGCCGCCGCGGCACGGGCGTGAACGCGAAGCGGCCGATGCACCTGTACCTGCACGACTACACCTCGGCGCCCGGCGGGCAGCTCAGCCTCGGCTCGGGCCCCGAGGAACTGCTCTCGCTCAGCGTCGGCGCGAAGGGCACGGCAACGCTCCCCGCGTCGTGGCGCAACGCGCTCGCGTCGGGCTCGGCGCGCGGACTGGCGATCTACGCCAACGGCCGTACCGACTATGCCGCGTTCACCGGCGGCACGATCACGATCACGTTCTCTGTGTAAGGAGGCGCCCCGCGTGGCGACCATCGGATACGCCCAACTCCCCGTGCCCGCAGGTGGTGACAGCCCAACCGTGCCGGCCGATATCGCCGAGCTCGCCGAGGCGGTCGACCCTCATCTGCTGCACCTCGTCGTCGACCAGGCCGACCGCGACAACAGGCTGTCGGACGCCCCGGCGCAGACCCTCGCAGTCGCCGCCAACGGGGCGACATGGCTCAAGTCGTCGGCGACGGCGAACACGTGGCTCACGCTGTGGCAGCCGTTGCCCGACTGGCGGCCGGTCACGCTCAAGAGCGGGTTCACTGTGGGCGACGTCGGGCTCGGCATCCGCCGCCGGGACGAGGTGCGGGTCTCACTCAAGGGGCGGATCACCCGCAGCGACGGCGCCCTGATCGTCAACCCGAACGCCGTGAACCTCGGCAGCGTCCCGGAGGACTGCATTCCGTCCGGGCTACGGACGTGGGCGGGCACGTGCTCGATGGGCGGCGCGACGACGCATGCCGCGGGGCGCCTCGAAGTCCTCGCGCGGAACACCGCGTCGGCGTACGGACAGCCCGGCGACGTCCTGTGGTGGTACCAGGGCGAGGCCGGTACCTCGTGGGTCGACATTTCCGGCGATTACTGGATGGACTGAGAGGGACCGATGCCGCTCTACACCTACGGCGGGAACGGCGCCGCCGTGCTCACCGACGCCGCCGGAAACGTCATCCCCGACTACCCCGTGACCGTGCGGGTCGCCGGGACCGGACAGCCGGTTACGGCCCTGTACGAGGCCGACGGAACGACGCCTATCGGCGAGCTGCGCAGCAACTCGGCCGACAGCGACTCGCCCGGTGCGATCCGTACCTTCCGGGCCGCGGATATCACCGCGATCGAATACGAGTACAACGGGCTCTCGGGGCCGGTCCGCTGGTTCGAGTCGGGCCGCGAGGTGCCGGTCGAGGCCCTCGAAGCGGCACGCGGCGCGCTCTCACGGTCCGCCGGCGGGACCGTCGCCGGTCCGCTCACCGCCGCGGGCGGGCTCACCGTGAAGAACGGGTTCACCGTCGACGGCGACGGCCACGTCGACAGTCTCGCCGTCGACTCGCTCACCGTGAACGGAAAGCCGATCACGGGCGACGGCGGCTCGCTCCCCGGCATGTACGCACCGCAGGCGTACGGCGCCAAGGGCGACGGCGTCGTCGACGACGCCCCCGCCGTACAGGCCGCGCTCGACGCCGCGTACAACGCGGGCGGCGGGTGGGTCCTGGTGCCGCCCGGCACCTACCGGTGCGCCACGCTGCCGCTGCGCATCCGGCACGGTACGCGGCTCACCCTCATGCAGGGCGCCGTGTTCCGCCGGGGAGCCCCGAACACGTTCCTGCTCAACGGCGACTCGACACAGCAGTTCGGCGGATACACCGGGCACGGCGACCTCGTCATCGAGGGCGGCGTGTGGGACATGCGCGCCACCGCCAACCCGGCCGACCCCGACATGTGCATCAGCATCGGGCACGCCAGGAACGTCACGATCCGCGATCTTGAGATCCGGGACGTGGGCGGGTACCACGCGATCGAGCTCAACAGCACGAAGGCCGGGCGCGTGATCGGCTGCGCGTTCCGCGGCTACCTCGACACCGGCGGCCGCGACTTCTCCGAGGCGGTGCAGATCGACGGCGCGTTTCGTGTGTCGGTGTTCGGCGGGTTCGGCCCGTACGACGGCACCCCGTGCGAAGACGTCGTCATGCGCGACTGCTACGTCGGCGCCTCGGGCACGGCGGGCACCGTGGCGTGGCCGGCCGGGGTCGGCTCGCACTCGGCGGCGTGGGGCGTATGGCACCGCCGCATCAAGGTCGCGAACAACACCTTCGAGGGCGGCGCGCAGTACGCCGTGAAGCCGTACATCTGGGATGACTCGATCGTGTCCGGCAACACGGTCGTGAACATGGGCGCCGGAGTCTGGGCCCGCACCCTCGACAGCTCGAAGACCGCGGACCGCCGGGACATGGGCGGCGTCGACCGCGCCTCGTCGCAGACCGGTTCGGGCCTCGTGGTCGCGGGCAACACCTTCCGCAACATCGGCGCGTTCAACGACGCGATCTTTGTCGAAGGCGAGGCGTCCGGGAAGTGGCGGCACGTCACGATCACCGGCAACACCGTCGCCACCGTGGGCGGTTCGGAGAACGGCCTTCGCGCCGTGCACACCGAGCGGTTCACCGCGACGGCGAACACGTTCACGGACATCGGCGGAACGGCGCTGTCGACCGAGAACTGCGCCGACGGCGTGCTGTCCGGCAACCACATCACGACCTGCGGCGGCTCGTTCTTCACGAGCAACGGCGGCGCCCGGCTCACCGTCGCCGACAACAACGCGAGCGACTGCAAGTCGCATGGATTCTGGGCCTGGTCGAACACCGATCTCAAGCTGACCGGCAACTACCTGCGGGGCGCCGGACGCGGTGACAGCACCGCGCAGGGCATCCGGCTCTCGACGAGCGGGGACCGGATCACGATCACGAACAACACCTACCGCAAGTGGGGCAGCGGCACCGAGGCCGCCTCGGTCTACACGTGCACGGCCGCGCCAACCAACATCCGCCGTTGGGGTAACGACTGGCTCGGACAAGGCACCGTCACCTCGACAGCCGCGAACGAGAACCTGTCGCCCTACGACGCCGGCACCCCGTAGGCGCCGCCCGTACCCGCTCACCGCACGCCCCGCGCAGCACCGCGCCGGGCGTTTCTTCATGCCCGGAAAGGGGCTCACCATGGCAAAACCGCTGTCGTTCGAGGCGTTCCTCGACGCGATGCGCGACGAGGGCGTGACCGTCAAGGTCGTCGGCGACGCCAAGCACCACAACCGAGCCGGCCACGGCTCGTGGGGGCCGGTGCACGGCGTGATGGTGCATCACACGGTCACCGAGGGCACGCAGAACTCGATCAACATCCGCCGCAACGGGTACATGACGCTGCCCGGCCCGCTGTGTCACGGCGTGATCGACAAGGCGGGCGTCGTGCACGTCGTCGGGTACGGGCGCGCGAATCATGCCGGGTTGGGCGACGACGACGTGCTGCGCGCCGTGATCGCCGAGAACGCGCTGCCGAAGGTCAACGAAGCCAACACCGACGGCAATTCGAGGTTCTACGGGTTCGAGTGCGTGAACCTCGGCAACAACTCGGACCCGTGGCCCGAGGTGCAGGTCGAGGCGATCGTGCGGGCGACGGCGGGCATCCTGCGCCGCCACGGGTGGGGCAAGGACGGGTCGACCTCGGTCATCGGCCACAAGGAGTGGCAGCCGGGCAAGATCGACCCGCGCGGCCCGATCGGGAAGAAGGGCGGCACCGCGCTCACGATGGACGCGATCCGCAAGCGCGTCGCCGAGCGGCTCAAGCACCCGGCGACCTGGTCGCCCGGCGGAACCGGCGGCGGGAACACCGGCGGCACCTACACCGTGCGCAAGGGCGACACCCTGTGGTCGATCGCCGCAGCCAAGCTCGGCGCCGACTCCCGGAACGCCGAGATCGCCAAGCTCAACGGGCTCAAGGACCCCGCCGCGATCACCCCCGGCCAGAAGCTCAAGATCCCCGCCAAGTAGGCGGTCATCCACGGGCGCACGCCCACAACACCGAAGGGGAACACGCATGTTCACCGGAGCATTCTGGAAGGCGACCGTCGAGCGCATGATCCGCACCTTCGCGCAGGCCGTGCTCGGCGTGGCCGGCGGCGACGGGCTCGGGATCGTCGACGTCGATTGGGGCGGCGCGTTCTCGGTCGGCGGTCTCGCCGCCGTGCTCGCGCTGCTCACCGCGATCGTGACGAGCGGCGGCACCGACGGCCCCGGCATCACAGAGAAGGTCGCCGCCTCGGACACCCCGACTCTTCCGTCGATCTGACGCGACCGCTCATGCACTGACCATAAGGGGCGCACGTGGACGTCGCGACGCTCGGCGCGGTCGGCACGATCCTCGTCGGGCTCGCAACGGCCGTCGGTGCCCTCGTCGGCAAGCGGGGCGAGAACAGGGCCGCGCAGTCCGGCGCGGTCATCGGCGGATACGGGGCGCTCGTCGACAACCTGCAAGAGGAGCGGGACAAGGCGCAGGCGAAGCTCGCGGAGAACGAGCAGCGGCTCGCCGAGGCGTACCGCGAGCTGTCTGCCGCGCACACGGACAACACGGAGAAGCGGGCCGAGATCACGATTCTCCGGGCCGAGAACGAGCGGCTGCGTGCACGGATCACGGAACTCGGAGGGGCCCCGACGTGACCAGACGCCATACGCAGCCGTTGCTCGCGCGGCGGTGGCGCTCGCTCATGCTCGCCGCGGTGCTGCTCGTCCTGGCGGGCGCGGTACTGCTCGTGTGGCTGCGGATCGATGCCGAGGCACGCAGGGCTGACCGGCTCGGCGCCGAGGCGGCTCGGCGCGGCGACGCGGTGACCACGCTCGCGACCGACGTGCGGGTGCTGCGCGAGCAAGTCAAGGCCGAGGGCGGCACCCCAGCGGCGCCGGACCCCTCGCGGGCGGTCGAGGATCTGCCGGACCGCGTCGAGTCGGTGCCGGGCGCACCCGGCAAGCCGGGCGACCGTGGCCCGAAGGGACCGCCCGGCAAGGACGGCGAGGACGGGCGCAACGGCGCCAACGGCGACGACGGGGCCGCGGGCTCGGACGGCGCTGACGGCCCGGCAGGCGGGCCCGGCCCGCCTGGTCCCGCTGGTCCGCCCGGCGAGGCCGGGAAGTACGGCAAGAACGGGGCCGACGGCCGTGACGGCGAGGACGGGCAGACATGCCCTGACGGCTACTCGCTACAGGCACCCGAGTACGACCCCGACGCCCTGATATGCAGGAAGGATTCCGCACCACCACCCGACGACCCCGCGCCGAGCCCGAACGTCCTCGGGCTGCCCGCGGAACGTCGCCGCTCATGACGACTTGCGCCCCTGTCTGGCCTCACGGCCGGGCAGGGGCGCTTTCGTCGTGTCTGCCGTGCAGGTATCTGATTACGCGGTGACCACTTCGCCTCTGCGGTAATATCTGCGGGCACTCTCGGACCTGAGCCTTTCGGGATACATTACGACATACCCCGGAAGAACAGTTATCTGCCATGGTTCGGGAAGGAGTGAACTCACGAGGCGGAACAAGTCGTCGGCTGCCATCTCCGTCACACTCAACTCGACGTCAATGGCCGCATACGTCTTCTCGTGTTGCTTCCTGGCGTAGCGGAATGTATAAGGAAGGGAATCCTTCATTATTTTGAGCAGGTCTTTCAGGTTGCACCCGCCCGGTGGAATATCCTCGATCACCCAGTCGAGGTTCGCCGGGTACATCTGATCGAAGTGACCGGGATTGAATACGGTGGTATCGCGCTCCCTGCCCGGATCATTGATTCCGAACCCGTTATAGTTCCACGGCGCTTCACCGTCCCCTTGATGCTTGTCGATAAGAAGTTTTTCCGGCGCGACTGCCGAGAAATCTTCTGCGACCGAGAGAGCGGTGAAACTGATTTCTTCCAAGTGGACACCAACCCGGCCACTCAGTTTGCGTAGATGCTTCCTCAGCCGCTGGGCCAGCGTCACCTCGGCCTTACCGATATAGACCAGCTCACCGTAGCGGTACAGCTGGTAAACGCCCGTGGTCGGCGGAAGCCTCTTGATTTCCTCTTCGGTCAAAGGGGCGGGGGTCAACGCTTGCAAGTCCTCCGCGAGCTGATCACCAAGAGCCTTCGTGATGCTCAGCTTGAACTCGGCGTGGTTGTTCATCATGCGAGCGGCCCCCTTCAGCTTCGTGATCACCGCCACCCTAGCCGGTGATCCGCCGCGAGTGAGCAGGAAGTTGCTGGGGTTGACACAATGATCACCAAGTCCGCGGTACGCTTCGCACATGTCTGAGCTGCGAGAATCCCGCGAAAGCGTTGGGACCTGCGTTGAGTTGTTCGCTGGCGGTGGAGGGCTGGCGATGGCCGTGCACTCGGCGGGCTTCCGTCCGCTACTGGTCAACGAGTACGTCAAGCGCGCGTGCGAGACCCTCCGTGCCAACCCAGCGGAGCCCGCGGAGGGTGACAAGCCCGCGCAACCGTGGCCGCTCATCGAGGGGGACGTCCGGGGCATCGACTTCACCGAGAGAGTCAAGGAACCTGTTGACGTCATCGCCGGAGGCCCACCCTGCCAGCCGTTCAGCCTCGGGGGGGTACACAAGGGCGACGATGACGAGCGCAACATGTTCCCCCAGATGTTTCGTGCCATCCGGGAGCTCAGGCCGAAGGCGGTCATCTGTGAGAACGTCCGCGGGCTTTTGCGACCTTCCTTCTCACCGTACTTCGAGTACATCAAACGCGAATTGACGCTTCCCTTCCTCACTAGAGCCGAAGGTGCGACGTGGGAAGAACACGATGAGGTACTCGCGAAAGCCATCGCGAACGACGAGGCAGACCCGTCCGAGCGGTATGTAGTCACTCACATGCCCGTGAATGCCGCCGACTACGGCGTTCCACAGGTCCGGCAACGAGTGATCATTGTTGCGTTCCGCGCTGATCTCAATGTCGATTGGGAGAAGCACCGACCCAAAAAGCAATATTCCGATGAGGCTCTGATTCACTCAATGCGAGACGGTGGGCCGTACTGGGAACGCCACAAGGAAGTTTCGGATGAGGTGAAGAAGCGCGTAATCGAGAACCTCCCCAAACTCGACCTTGAGGACGATAAAGTCAAGCACAAGGTGCAGATGAGGCCATGGCGTACGCTTCGGGACGCCATCACAGGCATCGACGAGAATGAAGGGAAACCGCTTCCGGAGATTCCAGTGGATGCACTCAAGCCGAAGCGGCAGATTGGCGATATCTCGGATCATTTCGGATGGCCGGGGGCGCGCATGTACCAAGGGCACACGCCGAACTACTTGGACCGGCCGGCGAAAACCGTGAAGGCTGGCGTGCATGGTGTGCCTGGTGGCGAATCTGTCATGCGGCTGGACGACGTTGAATACGACGGAACCGGCTACCGGTACATGACAGTGCGTGAGACCGCGCGAGTCATGACTTTCCCCGACCGCTGGACCCTTGAGGGCCCGCGCGGCGAGAAGATGCGACAGCTGGGCAACGCTGTCCCCGTCAAGCTCGGAGCAGCTTTCGCGAAGGCGGTGGCGGCGGCGCTCGCGGACGCGGAGACACGCCAGTGACAGAAGCGGCGAGGGATCGGCAACACTGGAAAGACCACGTTCCCGCTGACCGAGCCTGGAAGCCGAGACCCGGGATGAACAAGCGCACTCGCACAGCCGAGCAGGACCGGGCGGCTGGCGGCTCCCGAATGCGTGCGGTAAGCGTCGGCGATGGACGATACGCACACGGTTCCATCGCGCTGCGTCTCTACAAGAAGCGTCGTCGTATCCGCGCCTACTTGCGGTGGTCCCAGGACGGCGGGACCCGCGAACGCTACGTGGGTGAGGTGGACGCGGCGACCCGCGCCGCCAACCTCAAGGCAGCGTGGTCGATAGCGCGAGCCGCCGGATATGTCGTCACCGAGGAAGTGCCAGCCGACTCCTGGGCGTCATCGCCGGCATCCCGTGCGGTGATGCGAGCCAACAAGGGGCGGGATACGAAACCGGAACGCCTCCTCCGCTCAGCTCTGCACCGTAAAGGGCTCCGCTATCGCGTGTCGGCCAGGCCGCTCCCCGATCTCCGCAGGACGGCGGACGTCGTGTTCCCCAAAGCCCGTGTGGCCGTGTTCGTCGACGGATGCTTTTGGCACGGTTGCCCCGAACACCATCGCCCGGCCAGCAAGCGGGCTGAGTTCTGGGCAGAGAAGATCGCAGCCAATCAAGATCGTGACGAGGAGACAACGACCACTCTGCAAGAGCGCGGGTGGGAGGTCGTCCGCTTCTGGGAGCACGAAGACCCCGCGCAAGCGGCCGAACGAGTCAACGAACTCGTGAGAGAGCGGCGGAAGGTGACTTGATCCAGCGTCACGACGTGATTCTTCCTCCTTGGTAAGGGCTTCCGTGCCGCTGGCAAGTTCGCACTCTCAACGCGAAGTTCTCCCGGGCTCACCCGCGTCGTGACATTCCTCGCGCCCCTTTCGCGATGACCACGAGAGCCCAAGAGCCAGCAGGGGCGCTTTCGTCGCGTCTGCGTAACTGGCTAGTCGCGGGTGGCTCCCTCGGGCCACACTACGTCGACCGGCACGCCGGTACGTCGGGCGTAGGCCACGACATCGGCCGTCCCGCCGTAGCCGCGGGCCGGCTGCTCGTCCCACACCGCGACGAGCCGGTCGACCAGGCCGACGAGAATCTCGCTTCCGGTCATGTGGGCCTGCGACGTCGACTCGCGCATGCCCGTGTGATGCACCTCGGCCGCTCGCGCGAGCAGTTTGTCGTAGGTGGCGTGGTGCGACCCGGGCAGGCCCTCGCGGTACTGCTCGGCAGGCACGACGACCTCGATCCGGCCGCCGTTGTCGAGCACGGCCTCGGCGAACCACGTGTCGGGACCGTCCGCGATGCAACTCACTCCGAGCAGCTCGGCCGGGTCGTACTTTCGCAGCTCCGTGTCGAGGGCGTCGCGAACCGTCCGTTCAACCTGGGCGGACAGTCCACGGTGCCCGGTGATCCCCAAACGCACAGTTCCTACCCTTCTCCGTTACAGGAACACGCCATGCAGGCGGTCATCGAAGTCGCGCACGACTTTAGGGGGCGTGGGCCCGGAGTACGAGCGGCGCACAGCGCGTGCCCGTTCCACGATTCGCCCCGACTTGTAGCGCAACCCCACTTCGAGTGCCCGCGCTGCCATGGTGAATGCACCGTCAAGGCGGCCCGCTGCAAGATGCCCCGAGGCCATATCGAGCATGAGCAACGCACGTTGCTTGTCGTGCCCCGAGCTCATGACCGAGGCGGTCGAGTCCTGCTCGCTGGCGACCCACCGGGGCAGCCCGAGTCGCGCCCCGCACGAGACTCGGGTCGCCGCGACCTTGGCCTCGGTGAATGAGAACACCCACGGCCACGGTGGCGCGTCCTCGCGTTCGATCTGCTTCGCCCGACGGGCTGCTGCTCGCAGCGCCTCGTCGGCTGAGCCCTCGGCGCCGGCCGCAGCGTGGGCGAGGGCCTCGACGCCGGACAGCCACGCGTCGGCAATGGCCGGCATGTTCGGCCCGAGCTGCTTGCGCGCGGACCGGGCCAGGCTGAGCCCCTGTGCCGCGTTCCCCGAGTGTGCCTCGAACTGCGCGAGACTCCCCACCTGATACGCAGCAAGTAGGGGATTGGCCGCGCGCCGGGCAGCCTTAATCGACGCGCCGTACCACGTGCGCGCCGACCCGTTGTCGCCCATGTCCCAGTGCAACCACCCGGCGAGGCTGGCGACTTCGCTGCCGACGGCCGCGAGTCTCGCCCGCTCGTCTTCGCCCTCGGCATCCTGCGCGATCGACTGCGTCAACTTGAGGTGCGACAACACCGTGTCGACGAGCTGCCGCGACGGGGTTGTGCCGTCGAGGCGCCGGAATGCGGTGGTGGCCACGCGAAGGGTAGCCGCTTGTCCGGTCTCGGCTGCGTGCGCTTGCTGCGTGGGCGCCATGGAGAGCGCCGGCGCTGCGGCGACCGCCGCGACCCCACCGAGGAAGTTGCGCCGTTCCACATCGGTTCCGTTTCCGTCCCCCCGCGCGACGATCGCCGCCGTGTGGTCGGCCAAGCCGACGAGGTGCGGGGGAATCTGAAGATGGCTTGCCACCCGTGACAGTTGAGCCGTTTCGTACGAATCCGCGCCCCTCCCCTCAAGGCGCGAGATCGCGGATTGGCTCATCCCGCAGGCTTCCCCGAGCTGCCCTTGCGAAAGGGTGGCTGCGACCCGGGCCAGTTTCACCACCCGGCCGTAGTCGCCTGCTCGTGCAGCATCGCGGATCGCTTGCGCGGACCAATTCACGGGATTCGTTCTCCCCCTCTTGCTACGCGGCATGGGCCCGGAGTGCGGCACCGCTATGCGCTGCGCGAATCGTCGTATGCAGTCTGCGGGTAGTTCGTGGCCCCTACAGGATGCCCCGGGGTTGAGTGACCGCACTACCCGTCACCGGGAGGACACTCATGGTCGACAAGCGACAGGGCGCGGGGCTGCTCCCCCCGAGACCTGACCAGCCGCGGAAACTGGTGCTGGCGGGCGAGCCGCAATCGGCAAGCGCGGCGCGGAAGTTCGCCCGCGAGCACGTGCTGCACGCCGAGCCGGACGCACCCGACGACTACGTCGACACGGTCGTGCTGGTTACGTGCGAGCTCGTCACCAACTCGATTCGGTACGGGACCGAGCCGGGAGACGCGTTGGCGCTCACCCTCCACACCCGCGGCAGCCGCACGCGGGTCGAGGTACGCGACCCGGTCCGTCGGCGCCCGCAGCCGCGGCCCGAGTCGCACAAGCGTGACCGCGGCCGCGGTCTGCTGATCCTCGACGGACTGTGCCATTGGGGCGTTGACGAGGTCGAGTTCGGAAAGGTCGTTTGGGCCGAGGTGATCTCGAAGTGACGGCCACCGAGCAACTCGCTCCGGGCGCTGGCGATATCGCGTCCCTGTCCGTCCGCCCGTGGGTTGACCGCATCGGTGACCAAGGGTTCGCACCCATGCTGATCACGCACCCGACGCCGCGCCGTGACGTCGACACCGCGGCCGTGATCGAGTCCCGCATGTTCCGCGTAACGCAGGCCCTCGGCGCGGCGCCGGCGCACGAGACGTTGCCCGACGCAGGCGAGCGGATCGCCGTGCAGAACGGCGTCGTCCTGGTCCGCCTCGACGGCACCCCGCACTCGCTCACCACGCGTGCCGGGAACTGGGGGCGCGTCATCTGCGAGATAGGGCACGTGCTGCTCGCCGTCGGCCTCGACCCGCTGTCGCCCTCGGCGACCGGCGTCGAGGTGAACGACTACATCACTACGTCGGTCAAGGCGAACCGGCTGTACTTCGCAGCCGCGAGCGTCGCCGAATCCGCGCGCCGCATGTACGCGCAGCCCGACAGGCCGCGCCCCTGAGACAGGGTCGCTCGGCGGTTGAGTCTCCCCCCGTGGCTCCCGCCGAGCGGCCCGACTACCCCGCCCATGCGCACGCCCCCACGATTCCCGCCCCGACGCGGAGGTGCCACGGTGGCCAGACGTCACGCCTACCGATGCGAGCTGATGGCCCAATCCCTCGACGGCACGTACGAGGCGATCCTCGCTACGTACCGTGCGGCAACGCCTCGCCTCGCTGCCCGGTGGGCCCGAGACAAGGCCCGCCGGTACGCCGGTCTGCTCGCCCCGACGCCGACCGCCCCCTACCTCGCCGGGGTGCCCCTGGTCGAGTTCGAGCCGGGCACCCCCCGGCCCGACGTCAAGCTGCAAGCATGGGCGGACAGCGCCGAGCTATACGAGGGCGTGCTGCACACCCTCGATGCGGGCCGTGCCTACGTCTTCGCCGCAACCGACTACGGCGCCCGGTACGAGCTGCGCCTCGATCCGCTGCCGATCAGACGAGCCCCGCAGGCACCCGTGTTCACCCCGCACACCCACCCCTCGACGGGCACGGGCCGACACCGACGGCCGCGCACACTGCGCCCCGTCCCCTGATCTCCGCCCCCGCTGTACATGGACAGCCGGCGGGGGCGGTGCTCCATCGCACGATCCGACCGACCCAACGAGAGGAACGACCAGCGATGTTCAACCATGCCGAACGCATTCCCACAGGAACCCCGATCCCGCAGGGGCACGTCACCCCGCAGCCGTGGGGACTGCGCCGCCTCGCCGAGTACCCGCCCGCCGACGCACCGCAGCACACCCGCGTCGAGCTCGACCCCGAGACGCAGACCGGCCGCTACTTCAACGCCGCCGGCGTCCCGGTCATGGCGCCGGGGCACGGCACGAGCAGCGGCACCAACCCGCCGACCGGCACCTCGCCCGACGGTCACGGCGGCGGCGACACGGACACGGGTAACGACACCGACCAGTGA